ACATAACATTCTGATGCACCCCTTCCACATGCTTGGAGTTGCTGGTGTGTTTGGTGGTTCTCTGTTCAGTGCTATGCACGGTTCTCTGGTTACTTCCTCACTGGTTCGTGAAACCACTGAGAATGAGTCGCAGAACTACGGTTACAAGTTCGGTCAAGAAGAAGAGACTTATAACATCGTTGCCGCACACGGTTATTTCGGACGCCTTATTTTCCAATATGCTTCCTTTAATAACTCACGTTCACTTCACTTCTTCCTTGCTGCTTGGCCCGTTGTAGGTATCTGGTTCACCGCTCTTGGTGTTTCCACGATGGCTTTCAACCTTAACGGTTTTAATTTCAACCAGTCCATCATTGATGGTCAGGGTCGTGTGGTTAACACCTGGGCAGACATTCTGAACCGTGGTGGTCTCGGGCTCGAGGTAATGCACGAAAGAAATGCACACAACTTTCCTCTTGACCTTGCTACTGCAGAAGCAACACCAGTTGCCTTGACTGCTCCCGCAATCGGTTGATAACAACTGAATAACTGATATAATTAAGAGGGTATAACAACCCTCTTTTTTATGTCTCATAATACTAACTACGAACCTATTCCTAACTGGGCAATCTGGGTAGGAATAGGTATAATGGTATTCACAATTCTTGTATTTCTCTTGTTCACTCTCGGAATAATATATTGGGGATGAGTAAAAACACTCATTGACCTTTTTTGTTAAGTAATGTTAAGATAAATATGAGAAATCACATAGGAGGCTATGACTTCTTCTACACTTTCACAACCAATTTCACAAAGGGGATGGTTTGATGTACTCGACGATTGGATTAAGCGTGACCGCTTTGTTTTTGTTGGGTGGTCAGGTCTTCTTTTATTCCCTACTGCTTACTTGGCATTGGGTGGTTGGCTTACAGGTACAACGTTTGCAACCTCCTGGTACACGCATGGCATTGCCTCGTCGTATCTTGAGGGATGTAATTTCCTTACTGCTGCTGTTTCAACTCCTGCAGACGCTCTCGGACATTCCTTACTTCTACTCTGGGGTCCAGAAGCTCAGGGCGATTTCGTCCGCTGGATCCAACTTGGGGGACTATGGACTTTTGTGGCACTCCACGGAGCCTTCAGTCTTATAGGATTTATGCTTCGCCAGTTTGAGATTGCTCGCCTTGTAGGCATTCGTCCTTACAATGCAATCGCATTCTCTGGTCCTATTGCAGTCTTTGTTTCAGTATTTTTAATGTATCCATTGGGACAATCAAGTTGGTTCTTTGCACCTTCATTTGGTGTTGCTGCTATCTTCAGGTTCCTTTTGTTCCTTCAGGGTTTCCACAACTGGACCCTCAATCCCTTCCATATGATGGGAGTTGCTGGTATACTAGGAGGTGCTCTACTCTGTGCTATTCATGGTGCAACGGTTGAAAACACCCTCTTCGAAGATGGGGACAAAGCAAATACCTTCAAAGCCTTTGAACCTACCCAAGAAGAGGAAACTTATTCAATGGTTACAGCGAATAGGTTCTGGTCTCAAATTTTTGGTATCGCTTTTAGTAATAAGCGTTGGCTCCATTTCTTTATGTTGTTTGTACCTGTTATGGGTCTCTGGACATCTAGTATTGGAATTATTGGGTTGGCTCTTAACCTTCGAGCATACGATTTCGTCTCACAGGAAATCCGTGCAGCAGAAGATCCAGAATTTGAAACGTTCTACACGAAAAATATCCTTCTAAACGAAGGTCTTCGTGCTTGGATGGCACCCACAGATCAACCTCATGAGAACTTCGTGTTCCCTGAGGAAGTTTTACCTCGTGGAAATGCACTCTAAAAAATAAATAAGGGAGTTCTATGAACTCCTTTTTTTATGTCTATAAGATGTATGGAAAATAAATATTCACAAGTCGCAAGTACTTATGAATATTCTCCAGTCGCCTCAAGACTACTTGTTTAATTTACAGACAACAAGTTCATCTGAAGCAAAACGATTATGGAGAAAACATATAAAAGAAAGTTGGAATCATAAATGTGCTTACTGTAACTCAGAAGAAAATCTAACCTTAGATCATGTTGTTCCTCAATCAAAAGGTGGTTTGGATGTTACAAGAAATGTGGTATGCTGCTGTCATTCTTGTAATCAATCTAAAGGACATGAGTATTGGAAGTTGTGGTACGTCCAACAAGACTTTTATAATGAAGATAGATTGAATAAAATAGAAGACTGGATGAAACCTCCAGCACCAACAAATATGTATAGTTATCGTCCAAGGAGGAATAATGCATCATGATAAATTCGACAACTCCATATAAACTTGCGGAGATTATTAGAGATACTTGGCCTGGTCTTTACAGACCTATCAAACCAGTGTATAATAATTCAAATACAGACAAATTAAATGATAAAAGAAACATACGGTAATCAATTTCGTTCTGGTGAAAAAAATATTGACGATTTACATAAATCTTTAATTCAAGATCTTATGAGTAAATCTAAAGAAGAATATAAATTTAATTATATTATAAAAGATGTTTTTGAAATAATGAGAAATTTGGGATGGTCTGGTGATGATACTTTTGAAGTTCAAGTAGATAAAACTTTACCAAGAGATGAGTTTATTGTAATTAAAAATAATAAACTTAGTCTTAAACAAAAATCACTACCACAAAGTGATTTGAAGGAAGTTAAAATTTAAAATATATAATAAAATACTAATTAAATTTAAATATGAAATTTACAGTTTATTCTAAAAATGGATGCCCATATTGCGAAAAAATCAAAGATGTGCTAAGGTTATCAAACCTAGAGCATGTCGTCTATGTTCTTGATGAGCATTTTACTAAAGATCAATTCTATCAAGAGTTTGGGATTGGATCTACTTTTCCTCAAGTCATTATGGACGACAAGCATTTAGGTGGATGTATTGACACCGTTAAGTATTTACAGGAGAATAAGATCATTTAATGGAAGACGCACTTTTTGACATTTATTCTGATATTGAACGTGCAATAGATCTTGCTTTTGAAGGAAGATTTGTTTTAAAGTTTTATGATTATTTGAAAATAAAAAGTGTTAGGAGGAGGGAAGTTGATGTCTTTATTGAAAGTATAACTGCAAATAACATTAATACTGTAGTTATGGACCTTGACGATTATCTAGAAGGTGGTTCTGATGAAATTCATAAACAACTTCGTGAAGCCTATGGGCATATTCCCAAACCTCAAGCAAGAAAAATTAGAAATTACCTTTATGGTATTTTAGAAGATGCTTGGAGATATAGTTATGATAAGAGACCAGGAAGGAGGAAAAAGGAAACTAAATAATCAAGAACCCAATATCAATCGTGGGTTTGAATTGATGTTACGGCAACATAATAGGAGGGAGGAAAAACCACAACCAAAAACATTTCAAATAATGTTTGGTAAAATGGTTTCTCTCTTCAAGCGAGAGTTCCATTTTTATTTTGAAATAAGTCTTGATATAAAGAAAAAGTAACTCTCGGGAGAAACACGATGTTAGCAGTAGCACTCACCTTAGGAACATTAATTTCTATCATGTTCTTTTTTGTAGGTGGCATTGTTGGATGGATGGCAAAACAATATGTAATTGAGAAAAATTACGTTGCCTATACTCATCCAGAAATGTTTGATGAAAATGGAAACGTAATTCCCGATGAAATTTTAGCAGTGAGATTTGAAAATGACTACGACTACGACAACGAAGAAGAAGACGACGACTAAGAAATCTTCTACAGATACTCAAGAAATTCAAGAACTTCAATCAAATCCTTTTCAGTATGAAATTTTGGATTTGGTTAATAAGCAAAGAAGTAATGCTGGTAAGGTTGAAGTTCTAAAAAAATATAGAAATGACGCCCTTGTTTCAATTTTAATTTGGAACTTTGATGAATCCATTATTTCATTACTTCCACCTGGAGAAGTTCCATATGCTCGTGTAGATGAGCAATCTTCTCTTAATGATACTCTTTCTGGATCTATCGAAAAGGGTAACAAGGTTATGGGTAGAGCTGATGAATTTATCAGAGATAGGCATACCTCAATTCGCAATGAGTGGGAAAATTTTTATAACTACCTTCAAGGAGGAAATCCTTCATTAAGTTCTCTTCGTAGAGAAACTATGTTTATTCAAATGCTTGAAGGGTTGCATCCACAAGAAGCAGAAATTATGGTACTTGTTAAAGATAAACTTCTTTCCAATAAATACAAACTTACACAAGAAATTGTTGGAGAAGCATATCCTGATATTCAATGGGGAGGTCGTTCTTGACAGTTCAATTTATTCACAAAAATTGTAATCCTGATATGGCAAATGATAGAACTTTGCCATATACCGCATATTTGGTTGAATATGTGTGTGATGGAGATCTAACATATGATATTGTTAGTAGTCAAAAAAGAGTAGAAATTTTTGACTACTATTGGGACAAATATCGAGAAGATTTAAAATCGTTTAAACAAACTGAAGGAATGGTAAATCCTAAACTTTGGGGTCAAAAACCTAAGGAGGAAAAAAGAAAGAAATGAGTTCTGGATTTGGTGCAGAAAAAATTAAAGATGGTAAAGCAGTAGTTGTTATTAATGATGATGAAGTTAAAAAACTTCTTAAAGAATATAAAAAGATTAAAAAATATATGAAATCATCTTTATATACAATTCAAACACTGGATGGTGTTGAAAATTCGGTTTCTAAATTATTAGAAGAATACTCTGACACGGAGATTAAATAAACTTAATTGTAGATAAATGGGAAAACATTACTTACTTAACTTGTATGGATGCTCGTTTGTTCTTTTGGACGACGAGCGTTGCCTTATAGACTTATTAGAAAACGCAGCAGCAGCAAGTGGTGCTACTGTGGTTCAAACTATCTCTAAAAAGTTTGAACCACAGGGGGTAACTGTAATTTGTTTGCTTTCAGAAAGTCACATCTCAATCCATACTTGGCCTGAGGAAGGTAAAGCAGCAGTGGATGTATACACTTGTGGAGATTGCGATCCTAAAATTGGTTGTGATATGATTATCGAACAACTTTTTGCTCAAAACCACACCCTAAGTTATATTGAGCGATAAAATAAATACACTATATCTGGAGAAGTATATGCTGTCTACACAATATCGTCTACGTCTTGAAGCAATTTCTGATAAAATTGCTAAAGGTGAATCTGTAGAGTTAAGTGATATGATATGGGCAGAAAAACTTGCTAAAGCAAATCGATCTGCCGCAACAATTTTAAGGCAAGCAAGACGCCGTGCAGCAAATCCTGATATGCAGGAAGGTGGTCTTGATGATTTTATGAATGCGTTAGACCTAGGAGATCCAGATCCATCAAATCATAGAACGGGATTTCAAAGTGTTGATGATATTATTGATTTCTTTACTAATGAAAAACCAGATGATTGGAGACAGAGAGATTAATATTGTATCTCATTATACCTAAGTAATTGACTATATATCCTAACAGGTCTAAAATGACCTAACGTTCATCTGGTTTGACCAGACGGAAGTAAGCCGACTCGGAACGGGACGTTCATCTATGGAAGCACTCATTCTTTCATGTTTACAGGCACAATTAATTGCTGGGAGAGTTAATAAACAGGACATTCCCAAACAAATTAAGAATGATTTGATTTGGGAAGTTAAGCAGATTTCTCCAAAAGAGTGTAAACTAGACGCAAAAGCCGACTGAAGGAACGCTCTTTAGCCTCAAAATTAAGGAGAAACCTAATGTCTAAAGTTGTATATCGTGGTGTTGAATATGACACTACAGATCGCCCTAATCAAACGTTTAAGATTGAACCACATGTAGAAATTTATCGTGGATCTATGTTTTATGTTGATGAAAATGGAAACAAACTCCATATGGAAAAATCCAAAGAGGTGTGAAATGAATACTTACTTCGTTCGTTATCTTAAGAAAAAAGCAAAAAAAGAAAAACTTCTTAAAGATGCACAACTAAATATTGCAAAGCAACCACAAATTGCTTGATATAAGAGGGGACTTGACTTCCCCTCTTTTTTTGTGTATACTATGCTAATACTATAATATTTTTACTATGGCTTCTAAAACTCCTGGTTTGAAAGTTAAAGATTTGTATGAAAAGTACCCGCATTTTGAAACTGAATTTCTTAAGATGTGGAGAAATATTATTAAAGAGGCACTTGCTGGACAGGTAGCAAGAACTCCAGATAGCAGAAGTTTGAGGGGCATTACAAATATTGTAAAAAATCATTGGCCTTATTTTACCAATATGGAAGCAATTAAAGTTACTGATATGATTTCCTCTAGATTTAATAATCATAAACTTCTTCCTGATTGGGATGGATATAGAAAAAAACTTCCTAATATTTTCCCAGAATCTGTAATTGGTCAGTTGGTTTTTTCGGAAAATGAAGATGGCACCTCAACTATTGTGGGCACTATTCCAGAACCATCTTCAGATGATATGTGTGTGATTATTATTCAAGGTAAAAAAATGAATGCTCAATTTACAGATGTTCCTCAAGATACTGCATATTCTATTCTTTCAGAACTTTCAAAATCTCTAGCATAATATCAGGGGGGATTGACTTCCCCTCTTTTTTTATGCTATTATTGGTAAGGTTAATGACCATAATATGAATATTGAAAGATTAAAATTACTAGTTGACAATCTAGAAGTTGTTTTAAATCAATTAAAATCTGAAATTTATGGTAATAGTGAGGGTATCAGTGATGATATTGGGGAAGAGTATTTAATGAAAGGTTTCTCTTCCCCAGATTTTGATTATGATGAAATTTTTGATGAAGAATAATACTAAAATGAGGTATGATATGAAACCTATTGTTAAATTGATTGCTGTTACTCAAGGTGCAGGAGAACTTGCTGGAAAGTCTGCACAAGAAGTAATTACTTACAATGCTCGTGTAAGTAATCCCAATAACCAACTTAAGTTTGATACTGCTTCTGGGCTTCTTAAGTATTGTATTAAACAAAACCACTGGTCTATCTTTGAGCAAGCAGATATGACCCTTGAGATTAATACTACTCGTGGTATCGCAGCTCAAGTGCTTCGACACCGTAGTTTTGTATATCAAGAATTCTCGCAACGGTATGCAGATACAAAACTTCTGACCGAACTTCCTGAGGTTCCTGAACTTCGTAAGCAGGATGAAAAGAACCGTCAGAACTCAACTAATGATCTGGATGAGCATGTACGGGAAAAGTTTGAAGGAATGATTGAGCAGCACTTTGAAGAGGCACAACGTCTCTATGATAAGATGCTTGATCACGGTGTGGCAAAGGAATGTGCAAGGTTTGTATTGCCTTTGGCAACACAAACAAGAATTTACATGAAAGGATCTGTAAGGTCATGGATTCATTATATTGATCTTAGGTCTGCTCACGGTACTCAGAAGGAGCATATGGACATTGCAGAAGCAGCACGATGTGTCTTTATCTGTCAGTTCCCTGATATTGCTAAAGCACTTGGTTGGGAACCAGAAAATTGTCCAGAGTGTACTGATGCACCTTCTATTACTATTGAATAAATATTCTTACAATTTATGGTAACTTATGGCGATTTATCCTATTGTTAATAATGAGACTGGGGAGCAAAAAATTATTGAAATGAGTGTTCATGAGATCACTCAATGGTATAAAGATAATCCAGAATGGACCAGAGATTGGTCTAAAGGATGTGCATCTTTTGGAGAAGTTGGTGAATGGAAAGACCAACTTGTTAAAAAACATCCTGGATGGAATGAAGTCCTTGATAAGGCATCTAAAGCTCCTAAGTCCCTTGTTAAAAAAATCTAATGGCAAGAAAAAGAAGAAATCCTGACCAACCAATCGGCGTTGGAATGACTGCTAAGCAAATGAAGAGAAAAAAACCTATTAATTTAGATTTACTTCTCGATATTGATCCTTTGACCGATAATCAAAGAAAATTATTTGATTCTTATGATACCAATAAAAACTTAGTTGCATATGGTGCAGCAGGTACTGGTAAAACATTTATTACCTTATATAATGCTCTGAGAGATGTTCTGGATGAAAATTCTCCATATGAAAAAATTTATATTGTTCGTTCTCTTGTAGCTACTAGAGAAATTGGATTTCTTCCTGGAGATCATGAAGATAAATCTTCTCTGTATCAAATTCCTTATAAGAACATGGTTAAGTACATGTTCCAACTGGCTTCTGATTCAGACTTTGAAATGCTTTATGGTAATTTAAAAACTCAAGGAACCATTAGTTTTTGGTCTACTTCTTTTATTCGTGGAACTACTCTTGATAAAGCAATTATTATTGTAGATGAATTCCAAAACTTGAATTTTCACGAATTAGATAGTATAATTACTCGTGTAGGTGAAGACACCAAAATTTGTTTTTGTGGTGATGCCACTCAGTCTGATCTTGTAAAAACAAATGAAAGGAATGGAATTATTGACTTCTTAAAGATTTTAAGAATAATGCCATCATTCGATTTAATTGAATTTGGTGTTGAGGATATTGTTCGTTCTGGTCTCTGTAAAGAATACATTATTGCAAAAACTCATTTAGGATTTTGATGTTTACACATATTGATTTGAAACTCCCCAATCTTGAAAGAGAAACTGTAAATGGAGTTAGGTACTATAAAATTCCAGATAATGGCGAAATACTTAAGTTATTTTCTATTACTTCTGTAACTAGTCATAAAAATCGCCAGTTCTTTGCGAATTGGCGTAAAAAAATTGGTGAAGAAAAGGCAGATAAGATTACACGACAAGCAACAAGTCGTGGAACTGATATGCATACTCTTACTGAACATCACCTTAAAAATGAAGAACTTCCACAAGTTCAACCTTTATCAGAATTCTTGTTTAAAATTGCGAAGGAAGAATTAAATAAGATAAATAATATTCATGCATTAGAAAGTTCCCTATACAGCAAGGTATTAGGCGTTGCTGGAACCGTAGATTGTATTGCGGAATATAATGGGGAACTAGCAATTATAGATTTTAAGACATCTAAAAAACCAAAACCAGTAGACTGGATTGAACATTATTTTGTACAATGTATGGCATATGGATGTATGTTATACGAACTTACTGGATTACAAGTAAAAAAACTTGTCATTATTATGGCATGTGAAAACGGAGAATGTGTTGTTTATGAAGAATATGATAAAGCAAAGTACATCAAACTTCTCACCGAGTATATTAGAGAGTTTGTTCAATTCAAACTTGGGGAATATGGAGACTAGAATAGAAAACGAATTTGAAAAAGTATTAGAAACTAAGTTCTTTTGTCCATCAAAGTTTGCACAAGAAATAGAAAAACTTGTACAAACTAATCTGGACATGAATTATATTGATGCGATAGTTTATTTTTGTGAAAAAAATAACATAGATTTAGAATCAGTTCCTAAATTAATTTCGAAACCACTAAAAGAAAAAATTAAATATGATGCTATTGAATTAAACTTTTTAAAACGTACTTCTAGAGCAAAATTAGTATTTTAATTCATTTTTCCCCGAAAAATTTTTCTGGGAAAATTTTCGTATGTAGGGTTTTATGACACCATTTGATGTTTACAAGACATATCTTTCACTAAAAAATCATTTTACGAAAGAACAGTATGATTACCACAAGTATTGTGGTAAAGTTAGGGCACAATTACAATCTTTTTATAAGAGGAAAGATAGATATTGGTTTGAACGTTTGTCGAGACAAAAAAGTGATACCGAAGTTGTAGATTTTTTTGTTTCCAATTTTATTAATTGTAATGACCCACAATCTTTATGGATTGGTGAAATTATTAAGGATGGTGAACGTAGATATGATGATTGGAAAAAAAGAAAACAATCATTATCATATATCTTTAAAGAAGAAACCCAAGAATTGTTTGGAGAATATCCATTAGAAGATGTCTTTAAATGTGAAAAGGGACATCCACCAATCTTAAAAAAATTCTTGAGTGGTAAAATTAGTTTAGAAACGATAGTCATTTATGATATGATATTCAGGTTCAGTAAAAGGTTTGATAAAAAACTTTTAGATCCAGTGTGGGAAATGGTTAGTTTTAAAATTAAAAAGTATAATTCGTTTCTAAATATTGATATATTTAAATATAGAAAAATTCTGAAGGAGTGTGTATTATGAGTTTTTTTGAATCTGAAGTAGTTCGTGCTGAAATGACGGAGATCACAGAACTACAAGAAGAACTTTACAATAGTGTTTTTAAATTTTATCAGATGGATAATACTGGTAAAATGTCTCATGTTAATCTTCTTCAAAAACTTTTAGATAAACAAAAAATTCTTTATACTCGTCTTTCTTTGTCCGACGATCCAGAAGCAAAGAAGATGAAAGAAAACATTTCTAAGTCTGCTACAATGATGGGATTACCTGAAAACGTAGACATGAATATAATTTTTTCAAATATGCAAAAGTTAATTGAAAGGATGAAAGATCAGATTGGCGAATTCAACCAAAATAATCCTTGACATCCACGGGCATCTGCACTACACTAGGTAAGTGCCCACCGCAGATGCCCCTCCAGGGCACCCAAAGGCCAAATCTAACGTAATACGAGGTAATCTAATGTCTTTCACAGATCTTAAAAAGCAATCTTCTCTTGGTTCTCTAACACAAAAACTTGTTAAGGAAATGGAGAAGATGAACACTGGTTCTAATGGTGCTGATGAGCGTCTTTGGAAACCAGAAATGGATAAAACTGGTAACGGTTATGCAGTTATCCGATTTCTTCCTGCTCCAGAAGGAGAAGATCTTCCTTGGGTAAAAATGTATGCCCATGGTTTCCAAGGTCCTGGTGGTTGGTATATTGAAAACTCCCTGACTACCATTGGACAAAAGGATCCCGTGTCTGAATACAATCGTGGATTGTGGAATACTGGCAACGAAAAGGACAAAGAAACTGTCCGTAAGCAGAAGCGTAAACTGTCATACTATTCCAATATCTACGTTGTAAAGGATCCTGCAAATCCTTCTAATGAAGGTAAAGTGTTTCTTTTCAAATATGGTGCAAAAATCTTTGATAAAGTTATGGCAGCAATGCAACCAGAGTTCGAAGATGAAACTCCTATCAACCCATTTGATTTCTGGCAAGGTGCAAACTTTAAACTGAAAATCCGTAAGGTTGATGGATACTGGAATTATGACAAATCTGAGTTTGATCGTCCTGGTTCTCTTCTAGATGATGATGATGCAATGGAGGCAATTTGGAAGAAAGAATATTCTCTCAATCAATTAATTGCTCCTACTGAATTTAAAACATACGAAGAACTTGAAAAACGTCTCAAGTATGTTCTTGGTCAAAAAGCAACTCCTCGCTACCAAAATTCTGAAGAGAATGAGGATGAAGATAATACTCGTGGTTCTTTTACCCCTAGTTTTGAATCACGTAATCAGACCTCAGAACTTCCTGACAATCTGAGTAAAGAACTAAATTCTATTGGATCTAGTTCTTATGAAGAAGAAGGAGAGGATGATGCAATGAGTTATTTCCAGCGTCTTGCTGAAAGTTGATTACTCATAAATTCTAGGGTTATCACCTCTACTTAAGGTTCTGGACACGTATTGTTCAGAACCTTTTTCATATGTCATTAATCTTTCTATATCATCGAAGATTAGATTTAAATATTTTGGTTTTAATAAGAAAATCTTTCTCTTTTTATCTTCCAAAGATAATTCATACTCATAATTTGTAATAGGTCTACAGCATTTTTTTCCTGGGATTTCTTCATATCTTTCTGATGTGTTATCATAATATATTGTCCCAGTAGTAACCTTTTTATACCAATTATACCCATTGAATTTCCATTCTTGCCCTTTACGTCTGTATATTTCATTTACTGTTGGTTCATAAATGTTTCCAGGTGGTCCAATATAAATTGATGGTGCGGTGACATAACCAGCACCTTTTTCTGTCAATACAATTTGCTCCACTTCACCAGCAAAAATTTTAGCATATCCTTCTGCTCTAATTGGTGTTGGTGGATTACCAATAACTACTGACGGAGTAGATCTATAATTATATCCTGGATCTGTGATTATAATTGATCCAACCGTTGAATTATCTAATATTGCATAACCTTTTGCAGATCTTGCTGGAATTGGTGGTTCTATGGTTACTGTTGGTGGATTTGTATAACCACCACCAGGATCATCTATGACAATTTGTGCTAATTGCTCACTTGAAATTATTGCATGACCTTTTGCTGTTAAGTCAATATTATATTCATATATTTTTAAATTATCTCCACCAGAAATAAACAATCTTGTTTTGAGATCATTTATGTAAATATCTGTGATAGTTCCATCTTGAGATGAAGTATCCAATTGTGTAAGTAAAGATGCACTACTTACTAACCAGGGAGTTCCAAGATTAAAAACGTATGCTTTATCTGTATGTGCTCCCGCAGTATATAATTGAGTTCCATCATCACTAAAAGTAAATCCTAAAAAGAAATCTTCTCCAGTTAAAGCAGTCAAATCTATATAATCAACTTCAGATCCTATTGTCGAAATATTCCATGCAGTGGATAATGGATATTTTCTAAGAACCATTGGAAAATCTATATCCATTAAAAATAAAAATTTACCATTATCTTGTAGTCTTACTCCACATGGAGAACCAGCTGGAATGCTATGATTGTAAGTTGCAGTACTAATATTCCAAGCAGTAGATAAATTATATGATGCTACTTTATATCCAGTATCTGTTAATCCTGTTACATACATCACTTTACCATCTGGTTTAAATTCAACACCAGTTGTATAGATAAAAGTTATGCCTGTGGTTAATTGTTTTTCTCTAACATATGATCCTGTTGTAATATCCCAAGGAGTTGATAGATCATATTGTTCAATTTTTCTTTCTCCAATTTCAAAAACTCCATGTGCAGTATATAAACGAGTTCCATCTGGAGAAACGTACATTCCATCCAATCCTTGACCAGTTGTAAATGATGATTCAGTTAAAAATGCTGCATTACCAATAATGTCTTCAGGTGTTGAGAAAGTAACTGTTGGGATGAATGTATATCCATAACCACCGCTTTGAATACCAACATTAGTTACTGTTCCACCTGCTCCTATGACTGCAGTAACTGTTGGTATAATAGTTTGTTCTGGTGGTGTAAAGAAAACTGTTGGTGCAACAAGGTATCCTTGTCCATTATTTGTTATTTGAACGCTTCCAATTTCTCTTTCACCTTGAACTGTAGATAAAGTTGCTACAGCTGTTGCTGTTATAACTGTATCTGGTTCTGAAAAAGTAACTAATGGTACACTTGTATATGCTGTACCAGCTTTTGTTACAGTAACAGTATCTACTCTCGTATTATTAATAGTTGCTGATGCTATTGCATTAACTCCAGGAACTGGTTGTGGTAAAAATATATCTGGATCAGTCTCAACTCTATATTCTGGGGCATTGTAAAATGTTTCATCAACAATTAAGTTTGGTTGAACTATTGTAAGATTATCTTTTGTTCGGTATGCAAATGTTTCGTAATGATGAATTCCAGAATATAAGTTTTCATATGAACCATATCTTCTCAATAATAATCTATCTAATTCTTGTTGAGATTTTGGCCATTCATCATATACGTTTAATATGTTATTCGAAATTAAAACAATCCAGTCTAATGAGGAATCGCCATAAAATTCGAAAGCAACATTGTCTGGTCTCACATCACCTTTAATGACATAATTATCAAAATATGAAAGATTTTGAAAGATGTCTTCTCTAATCTTTGCTCTTTGAAAAAGATTTTTTACTTGAATATATCCATTTATTGGAGCGTCATCAAGTCTATTTACATAATCAAAATTTGGTAGTTTTCTAAAATAATTTGACATTTTAGTAACCTATTTCGTCTGCGTTGAGTTTATGGTAATCATCTTCATATACTGGTTCTAATTCTACAAATTGCATTTGTAGTAAATATGAAACCATAGTACCATCTTCATCATATGCCATGTATGTTCCTTCAGGTGTATAATCAACATTAAAAGATTGTAAAGCACATTTTCCTTTAATTTTATTTAATCCTGGGTGATCTTTTTCTTTAAATTTATATGCAATTTCAAATACATGAGGTGCTTTTAAAAATAAACTTGTTTGAGCTCTTTGTGGTGCCATTCCTTGTTTAAAAAATCTAATGATTTTTTTAATTTGGTCTGCTTCAGGTTTACTTCTTGCATTTAATTTAAAGGTAAAATTAAATGGTCTTAATGAAGGACCTTCAAAAAGAAGTTCAACATTTGGATTTAAAATTGCACCATATAATCTAGGTAATATATTATTAACACCAGTTGCTTCTTGTGCAAAATATGATGCTATTACTGCAGATATTGCATCATTTGTTCCTGCATTTTGTGTTGCTTGTTCAGTGGTACTTAGTAATTTTGTAAGAGCACTTTGAACACCACCCTCAACACCAGCATTAAAAATTTTAAGTGATTCTAATTGGGCTGCATTTATAGAATTTTCATTCCACTTTACTGAATTACTATCAGATATTTGTGATTGTATTGGTAACCATACTGTTCCTTGTCTGTCTCCAAAATTTCTATTTCCAAATTCACCTAAAGTTTCAGATAGTTTCTTTGTACCATAATCAAATATTGAAAATGATACGTAATCATGTAGTTCGTTACCTCTATCTAATGGATATGCTAAGTTACCATAATCTGTTCTAGTCCCTTCTCTACTAGCAAAACCACCGAAAGAATTTAATTGTTCTGCAGATGCTGTTGCTGGTGCTCCCGTATCTTGGTTATCCGTTGATGTATTTGGATCTCCTCCTGTTGGTGATGTTGGAGTTGTAGTTGGTGCTCTAGTTCCTGACCAAGTATTATATGGTAAGAAAGTATTTGATGTGCGAAAATTATTTTTTTGATCTTCTGGTAGTTGATCTATTATTCTTATCGTATTTAATCTAAATGTTTCTGAGTTTTGATTTAAAAATGCACCTATTGGAGTATTATCTGAACCAACTTGTTGAGATGAATTTAAAGGTGACCAAGATTTATTTGTGGGATTCCAAGATGCAATGACGCTACCATTTTGGTCAACTATATTTGGTGCTGAACCCGAATTTTGTGGATTTAATTGTACGCCAAATGTTCCTGTTCCAGTTCCAGTTTTAACAGGAAATAATGTAGTTTTACTTGTCGGTGTATTTTGTATGGGCACTATTGATCTTCCATTTTAAAGAAGAGGTTGTATTTATTTAGTAATGAATTTGTAGTATTGAATATTTTGTAAATCGGTTAATTCATTATTTCTAACATGATGTAACTGGCCAACCACTTCTACCCAAGTATAATTTCTTTGTTCTCTCCAATGATAATTATATCCTTTAAATCCCCATCTTTGAACTTCTAAACATGTGATTAGTGGGTGTTGATCATATGCTATATCTGGAGTTTTTGGTCTATAAACAAACGTATAATGTTTTCCTGGTATGGGTATTAAATCAATTTCTTTCAATGCATCCATAATATAGATCATCAGATCTTCTGGATCAGTTACTCGTTTAATTTTTGATTTTAGTGACTTAATTCTGTTTATTTGTTTTGCCATTAATTAATACCTAAATCATCTTCGGTAATAATTTTAAATTGTAATAATCTATCTTCACACCATTCCTTTGCTGCTTTCCACTTTGCTTTATTAACTTCATAAGTTTTTGCTTCGTAGATAAAATTCTTTGTAACTCTTGATTTTTTTATTGGTGGTAAAGTTTGTCTTTTTGGTTTGACTTCTATAACATAAGTTTTTATTTCTCCAGATCGGTCTTTCATCTTCACTATAAAATCTGGATAATATCTGTGAACTCTTTTATCAATTGGTGATACGTATGGGATAGAAAATTCCTCACTTGCCCACTCAAGAATATTATCATTTACATCACACCACTTACAAAACTTTCTTTCCCAACTACTTCTACAAATTATATTATTGGGATTTCCTTTATATTTGTCTGGATTTGATGGGTGATATCTACTTTTTATACTTTCTCCCATTATCTTGACTACATATAATATAATAGTACTTTTATTTATAGATAGATGCCAGCACCAAAAACGGTTGCAGAACTCAAATCTAGTATCTTAAGACCTGCATTAACATCTCACTATTCAGTAACTGTTAAACCACCAGACTCAGCGGTAAAATTTATTAATGACAATTCTGCAACTACATTTGATGGTCAATTTTTAGAAATATCATGTTGCGAGGCATCTTTACCTGGATCATCTTTAGCAACTTTAGATATTGTCAACGATTATGTTGGTGTTAGTGAAAAACATGCATACAGAAGATTATATGATGATAGGGCTGATTTTACATTTTATGTGGATCATGATTATAGACCAATACGATTATTTGAATCATGGATGAAATATATTACTAAAGAGGAATTTGCTACTGGTGTTAGAAAGAGAACATTTACTTCTAGACCTCGTTGGCCAGATCAATATTGTACCGACGAATTGGTTATTGATAAATTTGAGAGAGATCATACTGGACTACTTCGTTATAGATTTATCAAAGCATTTCCCGTAAGTATTAATTCAATGCCAGTATCTTATGATGCATCTAATTTATTAAAGGTAACAGTTTCATTTGTTTATAGTAGATATTATATTGATGGATTTAAAGAAACTAAACTTGACACACCAACAGTAGCAAATGCTGCAGAATTTAATAACTCTCAATACGCTGCTGATCTAACAGGTCAATTTGGACAGACTGGGCAAAACTTGACAGTAAATCCTCTTGGAAATGGTGGTAGTGTAGGAAACCTTTTGGGTAGGTTTGGACCTGGGTTTTAATTTATAAATAAAGCATCTGAATTCTATAGGACATTATGCCTTTACCGAAGATTTCTACACCAACATATGAGTTGGATTTGCCATCAACTGGAAAGAAAATTACATACCGACCTTTTTTAGTTAGAGAAGAAAAACTTTTAGTTATTGCTTTAGAAACAGAAGATTCTAAACAAATAACAAATGCTATTAAGAATGTAATTGGGAATTGTATCCTTACAAAAAATATAAAAGTAGAAACTTTACCAACCTTTGATATTGAATATTTGTTTTTAAATATTAGAGGAAAATCTGTTGGTGAAGAATTAGAAGTTAATATTATTTGTCCAGATGATGGAAAAACTACGGCAGCAGTAAAAATTAATATAGATGATATTCACGTTCAGAAAAATCCCAAACATTCAACAAAAATTAATTTAGATGATAATTTATTTTTAGAAATGAAGTATCCTTCATTGGATCAATTTATTAAAAATAATTTTGATTTTACTTCTTCAAATAACATGGAGCAATCATTTGATCTTGTTGCTTCCTGTGTCGATAAAGTTTATAGTGAAGAAGAAACTTGGGCTATGTCGGATGTAACTAAATCTGAAGTGATTGAATTTTTGGATCAGATGAATTCTTCTCAATTTAAAAAAGTTGAGGAATTCTTTGAAACTATGCCAAAACTTTCTCATGAAATTAAAGTTAAAAATCCAAATACTAAAGTTGAAAGCACTGTAATTCTGGAAGGGTTATCAAGTTTTTTCGTATAGCCTTGGTCCATATGGACCTTGAAAATTACTTTAAGTTGAACTTCGCTTTGATGCAGTACCATAAATACTCATTAACGGAGATTGAAAATATGTTGCCGTGGGAAAGAGACATTTATGTTGCTTTACTCCAAAATCATTTAGAAGAAGAAAAACTTAAGCAGCAACAACAAAATGGCGTTAAGTAAACCAAAGTTTATCGATAAGTTTTGGCCAGTATCTACAATTGTTGCAAGTAGAACTGGTCAATATAAAAGAATACTTGCTCAACGAATGGAGAGGAACAAGTATTTAATCGAGAATACTTATGGTATAAAGGCTGATAGAGTTTTAGATACTTTTATTAAAGCATATTTGGCGTCGGATAAAGATTATCCTGCACCAATTGATGCTGTTCAAAATCCACAAAATACGAAAGATTTTGATTTATATAATCAATATATTTTATTTTTGTGGGAATATTATGTAAAAGATAAAAGTAAGAAGAAGAAATTAGGTGTAGAAAAACCACCAACTGGGAGTGGCAATAATCCTCCAGATGGGTTGGTATTTTATGATGGTAAAAAAGAAGAAGATTTAGTTGATGAAGAAATTGATGAAAGAGTTTTAAAACTTCTTGGATTACAAGATGTATTTGATATTGATTATGGAACTTATCTTACTCTATTAAAAGAGAAGATGATGTCTGCTAGGATGGCATCTACTAGCATTCCAACAGAAGAAATAGAATTGCTGACAAATGAATATAGGAGAGTAAAGGGTAAAGTTGGTAGGTTTAAAGTAAAATCTAGAAAAATTAGTGCAGATACTATAAAATCAACTGGTCCTATAAGAATTACAAAAGATCAGTTTTTTCTTGCTGGTAAGGTATCAATTCCAGATGTAAAACAAGATAAGCAAGCAGAAACTGGTGATGAACCAAGTAGTTTGAGGAAAGATATTAAAATTATTAGATCTAGTCTTGAAAATATTGCTTCTCTTTTATCAAGTCAGAATAAATTATTTCAAAAACAATCTGAACTCCAAAGATTATCGGGAGAAAATAAGAAGAGAAAGAATAAAGAAGAAAAATTAGAAACTGTAAAGGGTGCATTAAAAAACGTAGCTCAGAAAATAATTGCACCATTTCAAAGTATACTTGATAAGATTATTAATTTTATTGTCAATATGCTTTTGGGAAATTTCTTTGTAAAGTTGATGGACTGGCTTGCAAATCCTGAGAATTTTGCAAAAGTAAAAAATATTTTTAGATTTCTTAAAGATTGGTGGCCTGCATTATTGGGGGCATATCTTTTATTTGGAAATGGTATAGGTAGATTTGCAATAAAACTGACAGCATCTCTAATAAAATTTGGTTTTAAATTAACTAAAAAAGTTTTACCACAACTATTAAAGTTTTTAAAAAGTCCCTTAGGTATGGGTATTGGTTTATTTACTGCTGGTGCTACAGTTCCAATGTTATTTCCTCAAACTGTAGATGCACAGGAAAGGAAAACTGCCGCTCAACCAGGAACAAACAAAGAAAAAATTGAAAGTTTAAAACAACAAAAACAGAATTTAAACTTGTTTGAAAAAATGCAAGGAAAGGGTTCTGAAATAGATGAACAAATTTATTCTTTAGAAACTGGAAAAACAAAATCTTATGCTAATGGTGGATTAATAACAAGACAAAAACCTCAGGATTTTTATACACAACCAATAAACGTTAAAGATATAGGATTTGCTGGTGGTGGTGCAATTAATAATGATACTGGTGTTCAAGTAACTGGTGCTGGAAAAGATACTCAGTTAATCGCAGCACAACCTGGTGAAGTTGTTATGAATAAACCAACTGTGGATGCTGTTGGTAAAGATTTCTTCTTGAATTTAAACTCAAGATTTGGTGGTGCAAGAGCTAACATGCCAAGAATGTATAATAATGTTCAATTAGCTGCTAATGGTGGTGTTGTTGGTGGTGGAAAAGTTGAAAATAAAAAAGAAATATTACCTTCTTACGGTAAGAGAAAACCTCAAGGTAATTTTTCTAAATTATCACCTTTTAGTATGAAAGAATCTTTTATGAATTTTGGTGATACAAATATTGATAAAAGTAAAACCTCAGTTTTCAATCAAGAATATTTGAATAAGACATCTACACCTAAAAAATCAACCCCGATGCAGCAATGGGCTAAAAAGTTTCCTGATTTAGCTAAGAAAGTGAAACCAGGACAATCTGGATATGATGAAATTCAATCAATTATAAATCCAAAAGTTGATGTTACTAATCTATTTTCATCTTCTTTTAATCCATTATTCAAAGATGTTATTGCAAATGTTTTTAATAATAGTGTTGATGGGTTAAATTTTAATACTCAAAATAATGTTACAGTAAGTGGAAATAAACAAGCTAATTTTATTCCATCAAAACAAAATGTTTATGTTCCTCCACCTCCACCATCATCTAATTCACCAAATATAGTTTCTTTACCACCAATTAGAAGTGGTAATAAGTCTGGAGGTAGTGGATCCAATCAAAGTCTTGGAAGAGATATACCCAATTTCCCAGTATATCAAGATACAATTAGTAGAAGAGTTAACATTCAAATCTACGGAATAGCAGGATTGATGTAATATGAATTTAGATCCTAAAAAACTTCTTCCAACATCTAAAAAATCTGAATCTCAGAAAGTTAATGCTGAGAAATTTTTAATACCAGTAAAAAATATACAATATAAAGATATTGTAAAATTATCTGAAAATAAAAAAGATGATGATCAAAAAGTTAATAAATCGAGTTTACGAGAAGAAATTCTTTCTATAAAAGAATCAATTCTTACTATTGAAAAACACATATCAAAATCTTTAAATTTACAAAAAGAGCAACAAGTAAAAGATAGAATAGATAGAGAAAACCAAAAAAGATCTGAACAGGAAGAGAAGTCTGAGAAAAAAAATAATTATGGTTTAGGTAATATTGTAAAAAATATACCCAAACCAAGATTAAAATTTATTGATTGGATTAAAAATTTTGTATTGAATATGTTTCTTGGATATTTTGCTGTAAGAATAATAGATTATCTACCAACTTTAATATCAATAGTAAGTAAAATAACACCAGCAATAAATTTTATTGGTTGGATGGGTAAAAATTTGATAAAAGGTTTTATTGATTTTGTTGATTGGGGATATAAAGCATATGATTCTACTAAAGGATTTGTAAAACAACTAGGTGGTACTGGTGCCGAAAAAGTATTTGATGAGTTCTCTAAAAATCTAAATGATGTTCTTAATTATACTATAATTGCTGCTTTAGGTGTAGCAGCTCTTGCCAATAAAGTTAAAGATAAACCTTCTGGTAAAGGGGGTCGAGGACAACAACCAACGGATCCTCGTACTAATAGACCAATACCAATAAACAAAAAAGGTAAATATTCTTTCCATAAGAGTGGTGGTGCATACCATGAAGAAGTTTTTAGAAAAACTGATTGGTCTGATGCTCAATATTATGCAAACCAAAATAAAATAATGCGAAGATACGCCGAAAGATATGGGCGTGATGCAGCAATTGATAAATTTGGTAAAGGGAGTGTTAAAGATCTTGGTGGAAAGTATGGTAGATCTAGATTAAGTAATGTCGCAAGAGCGGGTGCTGTTAAATTAGTTGGTAAATCTGGTGCAAAGACTGTCTTAAAATTTACCAGACCTCTTCTAAAAAGACTTCCAATAATTGGTGGTCTCATTGACTTTGGTTTATCTGTTGCCATGGGTGAACCATTAGGTAGAGCAGCATTTTCTGCTATTGGTGCTGCTCTTCTTGGAACGATTGGTACTGGATTTGGTGGTCCAATTGGTGCTGTTCTTGGTGGACTTGCTGGAGATTGGGCTGGTGGTAAATTATATGATATTTTGTTTAATGGTAAAAAAGATCAAGCAAAGGATAAAAAGGTAAGTGGTAAAGTCCAAGGTGGATCAGTTACACCTACACGGGGTGGATCTACTGTTGGGGGAAATATTGGTAGATCTTTAAAGATAAAAAGAACAACACCTAAACAACCAAAATTACAAGCACCAAAATCGGATCCTGGTAAAAATATTGGTGGTGAAAAAGTAATAAGTAAAATATTCCCTAAGGAAAATCCTAATACGTTAGATCAAATTAGTCCTCTTAGATCTCTAAAAACTACATCTAATATATTAAAAGGTGGTCAATCAACACTACTAAGTCAGACTATGGCTGTTGGTGTTGATCTTGCTATGGGACAAAAACCTTCTAAAGCATTTTATTCTAAGTATGGAAAGGCATTTGGTTCTTTTATACAGGAATTAGTTAACACTAATATGGAAGTAACAACACAAGATACTGCAAAATCTATTCTCGCTATGGCTACTGGTGGTGTTATTCCACCTAATATGCCATCTAGAGGACCAAATTTTGGAGCAAAGGTTGGTGAAATTTTAGCAAATACATTTTCTAATTTAGTTGAAAAGCAAGCAGCATCAATTCTTACTGCTTTAAGGGAAGAATCGAATAAGAAACCAATCAGTGGAAATGTTCCAGGTGGTCAAACCACACCAGATGGTGAAGTTGATGTTCAAGGTGGAACTTCTGATTTTTGGACATTAGTTGCTATTGCTTCTAGAGAAGATGGTGAACCTCAAGCATGGGCAGATGTTGCACAATCAATTTACAATAGACTTGGATCTGGAGCATACTCAGGAAAATCTATTAAAGATTTAATACTTGGACAGATGCAATATGAACCAACGTGGAAATTTCCTAAACCTGGAACAATTGGAGTTCCAAATCCAGAGTGGAGAAATATTACTGATGCACAATCTGCATCTGCAGCTTCTGGTCAGTCTCCAGAAGCTATGAAAAAAGTTGCTGCCGCTCTCTTGGATCCAGCATTACAAAAAAATGCTAGAGAGTTTATACAAGGAAGGACTGATTTTAGGGGATATAGTGTATCTGGAGGTGTACAGAGAAAAGGTGGAGACAATTATTTTGGGTGGTATAATAATTACAGAGATAATAAAGTTGCATCTGTTCCTAATTTTGGAGCAACTGCATCTGGTGGAGGTGGTGGATCTGGACCTAATATTCAACTAGGTAAAGGTTATGGATCTGCTGGATCTAAAATTGCAGGAGAGCTTGGTAGATTTATTAAACAAAAACTTAGACAAGGACCAGACTTTCAGGCAGTAACTGAACACCCAGAACATGGGGGAGTTCGTGGTAGACATGCTGATGGATCATTACATTATTCTAATCGTGCTATTGACATTGGTGCATATACGCACGAACAGGGTCCAATTCTAAGGGTAATATCTGAATTTAACAGAATGAAAGGTATTAAACCCGTTCAATTGTTGCATGGTGGAAATGATTCTGATCATAGAGATCACGTTCACGTTGCTTATGGAAACGGTGGATTAGTAACTCAACCAACTCATGCTTTGATGGGTGAAACTGGAAAACCTGAAATGGTATTAGATCCAGACACAACTAAAACAATGAATAATGAATACCCTGGAATGTTGGCAAAATTAAATTCTGCTAAGAATAAGAAGCAAATATCTGAGGTATTAAATTCTTATGCATCATATGAAAATAATGGAGGAAAATCTACTATAATTTTAGTTCCAATTGAAAAGCATGTAAATACTAGTGGAAGATTGCCAATGCCCACTCAAAATAATATTATGGCATCCACAAAATCATCATTAATTTCTAGTATAGAAACTCAACTATCATGACAAAAAGAACTGTAAATTCCGCTGCAGAACCAGCAAATATATTAAAATTTGAAATAAAATCATCCGCTACTGGAGGATTGGCTGATGTTAAAGCTGGAGTTGTTCATCTTGCATATTTTGAGAGTATACTTGAAAACACTATAAGAGTAACTGCTACTATAATTGATTCTGGAAATGCCTTACCAGATGCTTCAAATCCTGGTGAAATGGTAAGTGTTTTGCGAGGATTGAAATTATCTGGGTTTGAAGAAGTTAAATTAATTTTTACAGACAATCAAGATCCTCCATTTAAAATGGAATTTGAAAAATTACGTATTGCGAAAATAAGAAACATATATTCACACACTCAAAAAACTTCTTACACTATAGATCTAGTAAGTAATGAATTTTGTACAAATGAAGAAGAACCTAATTTAGTTTATAAAAGATATGATGGGGAAATATCATCTTCTGTTAAAAAAATAATTAAAGAAAATTTGAAAACCAATAAAGATGTTGATGCTGATTTAACTAATAATACTTATAATTTTACTGGTAATGCTAAAAAACCAATGAAATTATGTACAGAACTTGCTAAGTATTGTGTTCCAGATGGAATACCTAATGCTAGAGGAAAAATTGCTGGATATTTGTTTTTTGAAACTTATGATGGATATAAATTCAAATCTATTGATAAATTATTTCAAGGTACATATAAAAAGTATATTTACAATTTAACTGTTGGTGAAGTACCATCTGGATATGATGGGAAAATATTGGAATACCATTCTGATAAAACAATAGATGTGCAACAAAGATTGCTTTCTGGTGCTTATGGTACTAAATTAGAAGGATTTGATCCATATCAGGATAAATTTGGATTTAGTAAAGTTAATCAAGATCAGCAACCTGAATTGGGTGGAAATACTTCACCATTTATACCATCAGAATTTTCTAAAATAAGTAGAAAGTCACAAAGACGTTTGGATGTTGGTGAACTTCCTAGTGGATCAACAAGTGAACAGCAATTGAAAAACGCATTTGATGAAAATCTAAATGCTGGTATTACCGTAGCACAATCTGCTATGAGATATAATCAATTATTCAACATTATTTTGACTATAACAGTAGCTGGAGATTTTACATTCCGAGCTGGTTCATTAATATATTGTGATTTTCCTGGAACAAGTCCAAAAAATAATCCCCGACCAGACCCAGAGATAAGTGGTATATATATGATATCAGATGTATGTCATTACATAGAACCAAAAAGAACGTTTACTAAAATGCAATTAGTTCGTGGTTCTTTTGGAAGAATCTAAACCAGAATTAAACAAATGGAAAACATCAATCAGCACATTGAACAAGATAAAAAATTACTTGATGATCCAACTATTTCATCTCAAGCAAGAAGGCATACTCAAGAAGAATTAATGTCTTTGGAAAAATATAAAGAGCGTCATCCAGAAGATGATCATGATCCAACTGGACTTGAATTATATTGTGATGAAAATCCAGATGCTCTTGAATGCAGAATATATGAAAACTGATGGAAAATACTCTTACTTTATTTGATACAAATGCGTATGTTAATTATTGGGAAGGAATAGTTGTAGGTAGATCCGAATGGCCAAGAACTGATACTCCCATAAAATCTTCTGAAGAACTTAATAATTGGGCATATCGTGTTAAAGTACGAATACAAGGAGTACATCCAGCAGATAAATCTTTATTACCAGATTCTCAATTACCTTGGATAGAACTTCCAGCAAATCCTTTCGGATCTGGGCATAGAGCTACAGGAATTACTCCTGGGATAACACAGGGATCAATTGTATGGGGAATATGGGCAGTGCCAGCACTGAGGCAAAGACCCATTATTCTTGGTATAAAACATAATAATGAACAGACACCTTTAACAAGATCTCAACGGAGTGGATTTGATCCTCTTAGTGGATTTACATCTCAGGATGTTGTTCCTGGTTACGCTGTTCCTTTAACTGAAGGTAATCCATTAGAAGGAATTGCTTTCGGTAATTTCTGGAATCAATCTGATAAAGGTAAAATGGAGGAATATGTTATTCCTCTTAAATCACCTTCTCCATGTACAGCGTCTCCATTATCTGGAATAATGATGACGATGAGAAAATTGATACAACAAATAGAAAAGATAAGATCACAAATAAGAACATGGGGTTCTGCTGCTCAATCTTGGATATCTGAAAAACAAGCCTATATTCAAGATTTATTGCAGAAAGCTGCTAGGAAAATTTCAGAAGGAATTCGTTGGTTAATAGAAACTATAAGGAAATATACTATTGAATTTGTTGAAGATAAAATAAAAAAATTGATGTATAATGTCAATCATTCCGATAGACAAGCTGCAAAATCTGCAAAAGATACTGCTATGCAACTTTTGTCTTGTTTGTTTAACAAGATTATAAATGCTCTTCTTGGAATGGTTCTTAATATGCTCAAAAATGCTCTTGGTAGATTTATAAATGTACCCAAGTGTGTTGTTGAAAATCTTATGGGATCATTATTAGGAAATCTTTTTGGATTTCTTTCTGGTGCAATAGATAAAATACTTCAACCAATTTCTTCTATAATTGGTTCAGTAGTTAGTGTTGCTGATGGTATTCTTGGAGCGATAACATCTCTCATAGGATTTTTTGCGTGTGATGATCAGATGGAATGTCCAGAAACCACACAATGGCATATACACAATGGTGGGAGAGCACCTATTACTTTTGACATACAAACAATTTTTGATCAGGCAAAAAGTATTGCTGTTGATGTAAAAAAAATTGTTGATCCTGAAAACTTTACATTTGATCTCCCTTCTATATTTTCTAATGTAAATTCTTGTTTTACTGGACCAATTCTTTGTGGACCACCTAAGGTTGAATTTTTTGGTGGTGGTGGAAAAGGTGCCGCAGCAAATGCAATAATAAATGGTCTTGGGGAACTCATGGGAGTTGATATAGTTTCTCCTGGATCTGGATATACTAAACCTCCTTTTGTAAATCTTGTGGATGATTGTGGTAATGGGAACGGTGCAGTATTAAGATCTGTTATTGGTGATCCTACAACTATCGGATCAATTACTTATGGAAGTCCATCTGGAAATACAACTAAACAGGGTGGTTCAGCATCTTTTAGAGTAAGGGTAAGTGGAAATCCAACTTCTGATGTTTTTATTGATTTAACTCTTAGTGATGAAATGCAGGCAAAAATTTCTTCAGGAACACAATTGTTATCCAAATTAACACTTGCCTTTTCTCCTGATGGAACTGCATATACTAAACAACAAAACTTTACTAGACCTATAGATGTAACTGTAAGAAAAAATGGAACTAAAAGTGCAGATTTTATCATCACTTTAATTGGTCAAAATGATGGAGTTCCTGGAGATACTTCTTATACAGTTAATGGTTCATCAAGATCGAAAGATCCTGTTTTTAATGGAAGAACTGGATCTGTTCAATTGAAAAATATTGGAACATCATCATCTTCTGGTTCTACTACAAATTTACCTGGTGGTGGTACTGATAGGGAACCAACACAAACACCATTAGTACCGTTACCACTTACACCTGAACAATATGTTGGTATTGGATCAACCAATCTTCCTTTAGCACCAGATATACCAACAGAAGTTGGTGTAATTCGGGTAATTGTTGAAGAATCTGGGTTTAATTATCTAACATCTCCAAATGGATCTTTAGGTGGGGATGGTAGATTGTGGGCAACTCCAGAACAATTTGTAGTTACCAGATCTGATGGAACTTATGATGATCCTTATGATTCCGAAGATCAAATTGAACCACCTTTATCTTCTGGAGATAAACTTAGTAGACCAGAAGATAGGGTCCAGACAATTCTTACTGATGGAATTGTTGGTGGGGGAAGATCAACAGAATTTCCAACAAATGGTGATGGAAGTTATCCTGTTCTACTTTATTTGTGTGATGTAATAGTAGAAAGGGGTGGTATTAATTATAATATAGGTGATAAAGTTATAATTGAACCTAATAGTGATGGTGCAATTCTGGAACCAGTTATTGGACCTTTTGGATCTGTGGAAAAAATAACTATTGTTTCTCCAGGTATAGGATATACTGTAAGACCAAATATATACGTTGAAAGTCAAACTGGATATAATGCAATTCTTATTCCAGTATTATGTGTAAATAGGATAGGTGATGATACGGAAGGAACTATTTCTTCTAATGTTAAACCAGCAGACATTATAAAAGTTATTGATTGTGTAGGTACAGTTGATAACTCATAACATATAAATTTAACCATTGTAAATTTAATGGCACTACCGCAAACAAATTCAAAAAGAATAGGTACACACGAAGGTGAATTAAAATTTGGACATGTAGACATGAATGGGTCAATGTCTGGTGTCCAACTTAGAAATGGTCCTCCTGGACCAGAAGCAGAACATTATATGCAATTTGTTTCCACTGGAAAACAAAAAGGTGGAACAATTAATCGTTGTCCAAGAACATATCAGATTTGGTGTTCTGAAAGATCTGTAGATGGTATTGGATTTATTTTAAACGTTGCTGATGGTGATATCGTTATACGTGCAGAAAATGGCGATATACGATTTGAAGGTAAAAATATTATGGCTGTTGCTGGTGGATCTAATGGTAAAGAGGGGTATATAAATCTTTCTGCAGATGAGAAAATTGTATTGCAATCAAAAAATATACAAATTGATGGAACCTCTGTGGTTAAGTTTTTCTCTTCTGGATTAATGGAAATGGTTGGTAAAAATGCTGTAAATTTTTATGGTGGAATGGTTGATTGTGCTGATAGTTGTACAACAGCTCCTGGAGCATTATCAAAACCATTCCCATCTCCATTTGAAATCCAAAATCTCTTAACAGTTTAAAATAGGAATAATTAAATGAAACAATCTGATGTAGAAGTAGGGAAAAGACTAACAGTAGGTGCTGGAAATCCATCAAATGTTTTAGGTATTGGACCAACTGAACATAAAGGAACTGCTTTTGTTGAAGCACCTGCAGTTTTTGGGGATCCAGGTCCTTTTAAAGCAACCCCATTTGAACGAGGTACTGTTAATATTGGTCCCAATATTAATCCAGATGTTCTTAAATTGGGATCATGGCCATTTTATTCATTGATTGTTCAGACATATGCCAGAATAAAGTCATTTCTAAAAGTTGACACTTTATTATCTGTTAAGTTAATCAAATCTGATATAATTTATACTAATGTTTTGATGGCTAATACGAAAAATTTTGTAATAGATCATCCAACAAAAGAAAATAAGAAGTTAGTTTATGGATGTCTTGAGGGACCAGAACATTCCGTATATGTTAGAGGGAGGTTGAGAAATGATAATACAATTGAATTACCTGAATATTGGATTAATTTAGTAGATGAAACTACAATTACAGTTTCTTTGACTGCTATTAATTCTGAACAATCTTTATTTGTTGCTAAAATTGAAGATAATAAAATAATTATAGGTAATTATATGACCCAGTTTGGTGAATTACCGATTGATTGTTTTTATCATGTCTTTGCTGAAAGAAAAGATGTGGATAAATTAGAAACGGAGATTTAAATTATGCCAGGACCATTTAATTTTAACCAGTATGGAACCTTTACTGGACCAGCAAAAAATTATGAATTTAATGATGATGATGCTACTTGGTGGAGTGATATTCCTATAGACACTTCGTTCAAGTTAAATGATATTGGGGTTTTATTTTTTAATAATCAATCTGATTATGCATATTTCCACCTATATGGAGTATCAACAGCGTTAGTTACATTTGAAAAGAATAGTGGAGATTTACCTAATTTACTTGCTAATATTCAAAATACAATTTTTAACGGAAACATTATTATTAATGGAACTACCGTAGCAAACGATAATATTGTATGTAATTCTAATGTTGCTTGTAATGGTGTATTGAATTTGTCTGGTGTTGGTAATGCTGCGTCTTATATGACGACTACTAGAGCAATCGCACAATCTAAAAAATCTTTTGACATACCACACCCATTAAAAGATGATCATCGCCTTCGATATGTTTGTTTAGAAGGTCCTGCTGCGGAAGTTTATATTAGGGGTAAATTGGAAAATGAAAATATTATTACGTTACCAGAATACTGGAGTAATTTAATAGATCAAGAAACAATAGGAGTAACATTAACACCTATTGGGTATCATCAAGAATTGTTTGTTGAAAAAATAGAATGGGGATCTAGAATTGTTATTAAAAATAATTCTGGTGGATCTGTAAATTGTTATTATACTATTACTGCAGAAAGAAAGGATACTCCAAAAAATATTCCAGAGTACCTAGGGTTGACACCAGCAGATTATCCAGGAGATAATAGTGAATATACTATTAATGGTAATTGGAAAAATAAATAACTTAACAGTACACCATAGTTATGACAACATTATCGACCGTTGGGCAAACAGTTGTTTCTGGATTAACTTCCGAATCATCAAATAGAACAGAAAGTAATTCTACGTTTTCTATTCCTTTGGGAATAGCAGGAACTTCTATTAGCCAATATCAATTACCAGCAAAGGAATTGGATCTTGAGATACTTGAAAATGTACAACCAATATTGGATCAAATAAACGCTAAAAAATCACAGATAGTTTCTATTTGTAATCAGGTGATGTCTGTTTATATTCCTGGAATAAGATCTCCGTTATGTGCAGTTGAACCTGATAAAGCAAATTTAGATTCTGAGGTTATATCTGATAAAGATGAATATCCAGCAGTAATAGGTGGATTTAGTGGTGGTGGAACTCCTAACCCTGGAACTCCTCAAATTGCTTATGGGAATGTTAGACCTGATAATATAAGAATTTTAAGATATCCTAATTTAGAAAATAGAGTTGCACCTAATGATAATGCTTTAGAAAATTATAAATTTCCAGTATTAACAACTCAGAATTCTGGACAAGGGAAAGTGGATTCTTTCTTCAAAAATTCAAAATATAATGATGGAGTTCTTACTTATTATGTAACTAGCGATTCTGGTAATTGGAGTAGTGAAAGTTGGAATAGTAGTAGTAATGTAATAGGTCAGTATGTTAAAGTTACTGGTCCTGGAATTGGTACTATAGGAATTCCAGGAGCATATGATCATCCATCTACAACATTTACACCAGAACCAGAATATGCCTCAATAGTTTCTGGATTAACTGGTATTACTACTGGAACTTTTAACGGTGTTAGTGTTAATTTAAATCCAGTGACATTAAAACTAGAATCAACTGGATTTCCCCCATTACTCGCTTCTAGTTCTGGTACACTTGTTATTGCTTCTGGTCTTAATGCAACAACAATTATTAATAGTATTAATACTTTAGAATCTGAAATTGAAGCATTAAGAGTTGGGATTAGTACTTGGTTTGGTGAGGTAAACTCATTAAAAGAAAGAAGACATGGACAACAGTTAAGAGTGTGGAGTTATAAAAGAGTACAGTCTAGAAATAGTTCAGAAAATGTAAACATTGGATTGGGCGTTTCTTCTGTTGAACGAGTTGATCCTAGATTACCAACAACAATTTATGTATTTGATAATGAAGATAGTAGATTTGATGATACAAGTATAAAGTTTGATGCCAACTGATGATAAATAATAGGAAAATTATTTTATATAATAATGGCAAAATCACTTATTAGTATTGGATCGACATCTAATGATGGTACTGGAGATACTCTGAGAGCAGGGGCAGAAAAAATTAATGCTAATTTTGATGAGATTTATAGTACATTTGGAAATGGAACATCTTTAAGTTCTTCAGTAGCAAATGCCACAACATCTTCATATGCATCTGTTGCTGGAATTGCAACAATTGCACAGGGATTAAGTGGTGTTCCTAATATTACAGCAGGTATTGTAACTACATCTGGTAATTTAAATGTAGTTGGAATTGTAACCTCTTCAGGTGCAACAATCTATAATACAACGACATTAAGTAGTGTCGTTATTAGTGGTGTAAATACTCACAGTGGTGTTTCTAATTTTACTAATACTATTAATCAATCTGCTGGAACTGCTGCTATTAATAGATTGGTTGTATCTGGTGTTACTACTTCTGGTGTTGGTAATACAGCAGCACTTGGTGTTAATAGCAGTATGCAATTTTTCCTTCAAAATGACACAACTCTTAGAGTTGCAGTTAGGGGTAGTGATGGTGTGACTAGATATGGGACAATCTCACTTGCGTAAAGGCTTGACAGACGCTTTTTGATCGTGTATAATGATGAGGTAAACAAAGGTGATGTCATGATTGGTGATGTTGATGAGTATCTGACACGTTGCGTCGTGGATCCTAGCACTCGTACTTTTTTGATTTACTCAAATCTAGGTAATGAAAGAAAGATTGATTGTGCTAATAGTAATGAATTTATGAATGTTCTCAGTTTTGTTCGGAGTATTCTTGAATCTGATACTTTAGTTTACGCTGATCCCCTTGTGAGAGGGTGATCCTTGCGGGCATGGTGTAGCGGTAACATACCATCCTTCCAAGTTGTAGTCACGGGTTCGATCCCCGTTGCCCGCTTACCAAAATTGGACTTTAATTCCATTTTTGGTCGAAAAAATTTCCCACTAAAATTTGCTAAAAACCCTTTTTATGAATCCTTATAAAATTTCGTATAAAAATTTAAAAGAGGAACCTATTAAAACTACACCTGAAAATGTGAAAGAAGCAAATGAGGGATTATTTTATGCTAAAATGACACTTCCAGCTGCTGCTAAGCATTGTGGAATGTCTAAAAAAGAAATGAAATTAACATTTTACGAATATCTTAAATATCACCCTAAAACTTATATTGGGGAATAATTGTTTACCCCTAATATATAATAAAAGAAGATTCTTATGGGATATAGAATCGACAGCACTTATTGTTGGTATAGACTTGAGAGTGAAGACATTATTGTTAAAATGTATTTTATAAATAATGTTCCTTTTACTTTTGATGAAATCTCATCTATAGTTTCTGAAGATCCAGAAATTATAACTATAGCTAATGAAAATAATAAATTTTCACCCGAAGATTTATACAGAACTTCATTTTATCTAATTGATGAACAAGTTCACCCATTTTTATTTCCAGTAGACTTAGAAAACCCAGAGGAATTGCCAGATGATTGAAGAATTTTGTAAATACTTTGAAGGTTATTTTAACAATCAAAGACAAGCATTTGCAAATCCTAGAGAATTTGCTCTGATTGAATTGGAGCATCACCAAATCTCTGATAATAAATTTAGGGTCAGTCAAAAATATAATATTGACCCAGATCCATATCGCAAAACAATTATTGAAGTGATTGAAGAAGATGGTCATCTTCTCCTTAAAAATTATAAAGATGATGAAGAATTGACACCTCTTCCTGGTTGTGATATTATTATGAAATATCAAGATGGTAAATTCTTCGGGAAAAATTCCTGCAAAGAATGTATTGTTCCCTGGGGAATTAAAACTACATATTTAATGACTGAAAGTATTCTTAGTGAAGATCTTTATGAAGTCATTGATCAGGGATTTGATGTTGAAAATGATGATCAAATTTGGGGATCCTTTAATGGATTTTTTAGATTTGATAAAATTAAATCTTTTAAAGAGGAGTAATCCTTTTTGCCTTTGTAGCTCAGTGGTAGAGCAGGGCTTTTGTAAAGCTCAGGTCGCAAGTTCAAATCTTGTCGGAGGCTTTGAGTTAGTAACTCTAATATGAAAAACGAAGTAAATTTTAAATATATTAACGTCTTTGACAATAAAGATGTAACTTATGATTTGGAAAAATATCCAATGAATAAGATTATTCTCAGAGAAGTTCAAAAATATTATCCAGATGTTCAAGATCTAAGTCTTCTTCATGAGCATGTTGAAGGTGGAAAGGTATCAGATCTGATGTCTAAAGTTAGTAAAGACCTAACTAAAACGGAATTTTATGAATATTTTGATGATATTGTTAAACAATATGTTGTATCACAAATTGATCGTGATGTTCTAATTCAAAAATTTGGAAATGTTAGAGCAGTTATTCCAAATCAAGATAAAATTGGTGCTCTTCTTCACTTCCATCAAGGAAGATGGGTTGGAAATGGTCTTGGATTGAGAACTGTTTGGATGGCATTTACTGATTGTTATGAAAGTAATAGTTTACAAATTCTTCCTTTAGAAGAAAGTAGAAGAATTACAGTTGATGCAGTTAAAGAAAATTGGTCATATGAAAAACTGCAAGAAGAATGTACAAGACATGCATTTCCTGTGACCATTAAACCAGGACAATTTCATCTGTTTACTCAAGAACATATTCATGGTAATTTCCCAAATCTTACTAACAAAACTAGAATTAGTATAGATGTAAGAATTTTATTAAAAGATGGTCAACCCCACCGTAAATGGCCAGGTGCTTATTTTAGAAAATTGGGAAATCTTGATATTAATTCAAAACCTGTAGAAATTAAACCTGGAGAATCTACTGCAACGTATGCTGAATATGAAGGATTTAAGACAAAAGGAATTGATCTTCATTTTCAAACTCTTACAGTAAGAAATTATTGTTCTAGAATGGGATATGTTTTTCCATATCAACACGCCGATAATGAAGGAACCCATCATGCCCATTTAGAGCATTTAATTGAACATGGAAACATCGATCATTTATTCTTGTTCAGTATTTTTTCACTACCAGATGATCCAGGTAGGAGACAACATTTAATGAATTTGGCTTTAAAGAATAATTGTAAACTACACTTTGCAAATGAGGAATTTGTGCTTGACAACGAAGAGATGTTGAGTAAAATAGAGTACTTACGATCATTTACAAATGATTGGACAAATCCTGTGGATCAAGTTTTATGAAAGTTAATCTTTGGTACTGTTGTGAGATGAAACAATGGCGTTGGACATTGTGTGATGATTCTAGACCAATATTGAAACAAGAATCTGGTCAACAACCAAATCTTAGAGATGCAATGAACGATGTTGCAAATACAGTAGAATATATGAGTCAAAAAAATGAGTGATACCCTTAAAGTATTTCCTGTATTTTCTTCTCCTATTGCTGTTTTTGATATTGAACAGAATTTAGATTTTTACTACGAAAAATTAAAAACATTTTATAATTTTAAATCAATATATCCTAAAGAATACTCTGAACAGGCGGATATAAAAAACACATGGATTAGTGAAAGTTATGTTGTTTTTAAAGATTTTCCAGACCTAGAAAAGATAATTTTAAAATATTTTTACAATTATAAAAATAAGGTTTTAAAATATGAAAATACTGATTTTGTTTTTACAACTTCTTGGGTAACAAAAGTTGAAGTTCCTTCATATCATCCATATCATCCACATCACAATTCTATGTTCAGTGGATGTTTATATTTTGATGATGGATCTCCGATAGAATTTCATCCAAGTTATAATCCTTTGATAGCAGTTAATAACCCTACTGAAAATAATATTTACAATTCATTGCATTGGGAGATAGAAACTAAAAAAAATAGGTTGATATTTTTTCCAAGTTATTTACTTCATAGAATATCGTCAAATCACTTGACAAATGATACAAGATATTCTTTAGTTTTTAATATTCTTCCAACTGGTACTTTTTCTACAAATACTGCCATTGTTAATATTGATGTAAAAGATATTGATTGGCATACTTATAGTATTTTTAATGATGAATGGTTGAATAAAGATGAAGGGTGATTTTTTTATAGATAAAGTAACAAAACAAGAAATTAAAGAATTATTATATAATCATCATTACTTAAAGGATTATTCAAAAGATTTTAAATCTGGTTATAATTATGGACTTTACCACAACTCTTTCACAGACATCCTTAGGATTGGCAACTGCCTTGGTGTTTGCATTTTTACTGGTCTCCCAGTTCCAGAAATTGCCGTAGGAGCGTTTGGATTAAATCGTAATGAACAACAAGGAATCTTTGAACTCTCAAGACTTTGCATCGAACCTAATACACAGTCAGAAGAATATAACATCACTTCTTGGTTTGTATCACGATCGATTAGACAATTTCGGAAAGATACTGAAGTTAAAGCAATCCTTTCTTATGCTGATTCAGATCACCATTCTGGTACAATTTATCGCGCTTGCAACTTTAAGTATTATGGTCTCACGGATCGAAAAAAAGATTTCTACTATTCAGACGGAACTAAACACTCTCGTGGAAAAGTAAAAGGTTCTGAAGGTGAATGGAAAGAACGAACTCGAAAGCATAGATATCTGATGATTTTTGATAAAGAATTGCAAAAACGCTTGACATGGAAAGAAGAAAATGTTAAAATAATAGAGCGATACTAATTCGCAGTGACCCAAAAAGTGTGACTTCAGAACCCTCTTATCGAGGGTTTTGTTGTATGGAAATCATGGTTTTTTATCCGAATAAATAAAACATAGTAGAAACCTAAGAGTAATAAAATGGGTCTTAGCCGCTTAGATAATTTCCTGAAAAATAGTAGAGGAAATACCATTTATGTTGATCCATCAAGTATAGATGCTACAGACAGTATTGAAAATCAAGGTAATTCTCTTGGTCGTCCTTTTAAAACTATTCAAAGGGCACTAATAGAAGCATCAAGATTTTCGTATCAGAGGGGATTTGATAATGATAGATTTGGTAGAACTACGGTAGTCGTTTATCCTGGTGACCATATAATAGACAATAGACCAGGATGGATACCAATTCACGATGCTCCAGTAAGTGGAAATAACTGGAGACAGAGAAGTGGGTCGTTATCAAATGATTGGAATGATTTTAACTTATATACAAATTTTGATGTGTCTTCTGATGACAACGTTTTATATAAGTTCAATAGTGTTTACGGTGGTGTAATTATTCCTCGTGGAACATCTTTAGTTGGATTAGATCTCAGAAAAACAAAGATTAGACCAAGATTTGTACCAGATCCAACTGATGATGATATTCAACAGACTGCAATTTTCAAAGTAACTGGATCTTGTTATTTTTATCAATTTACTCTTTTTGATGCTGATCCTGCAGGTACAATTTATAATTCTTATAGTACCACAAAAGTTGTTCCCAATTTTTCACACCATAAATTAACTTGTTTTGAATATGCTGATGGTGTAAATCAAGTTAAATTTAATGATACCTTTTTAACTTATTCAACCGATAGAACAGATTTAGACATTTATTATCAAAAAATAGGTCTTGCCTTCGGTGCTTCTAGTGGTAGAGATATTCAAAATGATTATCCTAGCAGTCTTATAGATGTTCAAGCAAAAATTGATGAATCTAGAATTGTAGGTTCTAAAGGACAAGACGTTGGAATAACAAGTATAAGATCTGGAAATGGTGTAGTTTCAACTACTACAATTACTGTAGATATTGAAGAAGCAATTACAGGATTAGATGTTGATACTCCTATCAGAATTGAAGGTGTCCCTGTTTCTGGATATAATGGTCAATTTGTAATAAGCACAGTTGAAACACCAACAAGGATTACATATAAAACTTCTACCGCTCCTGTAAATCCTCTTCCAACAATTGTTAGTGGATCACCAACTCTTAATATCACTGTAGATACAGTTACTTCATCGTCTCCATACATTTTTAATTGTTCGTTGAGATCAGTTTTTGGTATGTGTGGATTACATGCTGATGGAAGTAAAGCCGATGGATTTAAATCCATGGTTGTGGCACAATTCACTGGAATTGGTCTACAAAAAGATGATAATGCATTTGTTAAGTATAATTCATCTACTGGTGTATATGAAGATAGTACCGCTGTTCCAAATATTCACACAAGTACCTCATCTTTATATAAACCTTCCTTTGAAAGTTTTCATATTAAAGCCTCTAATGATGCTTTCTTACAGTTAGTATCCATTTTTGCTATTGGTTATGCAAATCACTTCTTAGCTGAAAGTGGTGGAGACCACTCCATTACAAACTCTAACTCTAACTTTGGTGCTAAGGCACTTGTTGCTAGAGGATATAAAAGAGATGCTTTCCCTAGAGATGATACTGGATTTATAACTCATATTATTCCACCAAAAGAAATTGAAACTTCTGATGTAACAATTGAATTTGATGCTATTGATGTAGGAAGAACTGTTGGTGTTGGATCTACTTCTAGGTTATATTTGTATAACAGAACTAATGTAAATGATCCACCAAATCATATTTTAGAAGGTTATAGAATAGGTGCTAAAAAAGGTGATAGTTTACATGTTTTAGTGAATGATGGTAGTGGTACACAATCATTATCTGCTAGAATAGTTATGCCTAACACCCAAAATACGGGTGTTTATGAATCAACATACAGGAAAGTTGTTCATGTTGGGAGAACAAATGTTGGTATTAATAGTATTTCTTCTGATACTTTAACATTTACAACTCCACATAAATTTATAAATGGAGAAACTATTAGAATTTTCAGTAGTACTGGTGAATTGCCTGATGGATTAAATCATAATCAAGTTTATTATGCAATTACTGATGGTGTTAGTAGCGATCAAATAAAAGTAGCACAAACTTTTAACGATACTATTGCTGGAGATGCAGTTTCTATTAATAGTAAAGGTGGTATATTAGTAGTAGAGAGTAGAGTATCTGATAAGGTTTCTGGTGATCTTGGGCATCCAATTCAATTTGATAGTAATGTTAATCAATGGTACTTAAATGTAAGTGGAATATCTACATTTAATAATTTAACTCCTGCTATTGTTGGATTAGGGACTACCACATTAGGAAGTGCCACTTCAAGAACATTCCTTAAGAGAAAACCTGATACTAGATCCTTATCTGACAAGATCTATAAGGCAAGATATGTAATACCAAAAGATTCTGTAGTTGTTGCTAGACCTCCACAAGAAGGATTTGTACTACAAGAATCTAATAGTACAATTGGTAAAACATCTACTGAAATTTTAAAGTATAATAGTGTTGATTCTTCTTCATTAGCAAATAGTTCCGAATTAAGAAACTATAGATTAATATCTAATGTTATTTGGGATAATATAGCTGGAATTGCAACTTATACTACTGAAGCACCACATGAATTATCTGCTGGATCTTTAGTAGAAGTTAAAAATATTAAAACAACATCTAATACTACTGGAATTGGTAATAGTGGATTTAATGGATTTTTTGAAATATTATCAAAACCAACAAGAAGGACTTTTACTGTTGGATTGACAACAAATCCTGGTGTTTTTTCTAGCAATACTTCTGTTAGAGATGGTAATTTACCTTATTATAAGAGAGTTAACTTCAATAATACTTTTGTAGTATACAGATCTCAAGAATTACAGGAATATGTACCAAATGATAAAGATGGAATTTATTATTTAACTTTATTAAGTGTTTCTAATTCTCCTAATGTCGAACCTTTTAGTGGATTAAAGTTTTCACAACCAATAAAAAATCTTTACCCACAGTTAGACAGAGACAATCCATCTTCAGATCCACAAAAATCTACTTCTTTTGCTCTCCCAAATCCAATTGGATTAGTTGAAGTTGATAATCCAGAGAACAGTATTACCAGAGAAACGTTAGTTAACAATTTACATGATTTTGCTGTTGGATTTGGTTTAACTGATATAAGATCATCTTCTGGTATTGCACATACATTATACACTAAACTTGATCATGGATTGAACAGAATTACCCAAGTTGGAATTGTTAGTGCTGGTCTTAATTATGGAAATGGATCTGGAAGTAATCAAACACTTTATAATGCAAACTTAGTTGGTTTTGCTGGATCAACAACTGGTAAATATGCAACAGCTAATATCAAAATTGATACATCTGGAAGAATTACCGCAGTCAATATTATTGATGGTGGAAGTGCTTTTGGAATTGGTAATACTTTAGCGGTTGTTGGTGTTGCTACTACTACCGCACACATTGTGGGTGTAGTATCTGTTACTTCAATTTACAGTAATATTGGTGATACCATAGCAATAGAAGGTATTGGGGGAGATACGTTCAAAACATATAATAATCTTTATAGAATAACTGGTATTATCACAGGACGTGATCGAGAAATACAGGTTTCTTCGTCATCTACAGTTACAGCAGATTATGAATTTATAGGATCTCTTCCTATAACTGGAGTTAATACTTCTGGATTGTCTAATATTAATGTTGATGTATTATCTTATAGTGCTGCTTATGTAACTGGAGAATCCTTGGGAATTTCTTCAATAACATATTATAATAATACTGGAATTGCTAGTGTTAGTTTCAATAAGTCTCATGGATATGTTGTTGATAATAAAATTAAAATAGGTGGATTTAATGAAGATGTGTTTAATGGTGACTTTATTATTAAAAAAGTCAACTCTATAAATTCTTTAGATATCTTTGTTGGCGTTTCTACAATTTCATTAGGAACTACATCAACAAATGGTGCTTATGGATATAAACCAGGATATACATCTCAAGGTGGATTTATAAGTAAAGATAAAACTAATTTTGGAAGATTACTGAATTCTTACGCTGGAGTTACAACTTCTTTATCTGTTGCATTAACAAATCCAAATACTAATGTCCTCACTGTTAGCAATGCATTAAGACTTAATTTACAAGTTGGTGATTATCTCATTGTTGGTAATGAGATCATGAGAGTTTCCTCTACCGTTACTTCATCGACAGACATTAATGTTTTCCGTGGATTATTGGGTAGTTTTAAAGAAACTCATGAAGTTGGAAGTATAGTCACTCGTGTGAGATTGCAACCAATAGAACTTAGAAGAAATTCTATTCTTCGTGCTTCTGGACATACCTTTGAATATCTTGGTTTTGGTCCTGGTAATTATTCAACAGCATTACCAGAAAGACAAGATAGGAAATTTACTGATGTTGAGAGAGTATTATCACAATCAGTTAGTGATGATGGTGGTGCTCCAATTTACACGGGCATGGATGATCGTGGAAATAATTATACTGTTAATGCGGTAACAAACTCATCAACGGGACAAGAACTTTTAATCAATACTCCAATCCCATCTGTAAGAGGTGAAGATTTAACTTCTAATACAACTTCTATTGGATTTGATGTTCAATCTTCTGCAGAATTGACAATTGAAAGATCATTAAAAGTTGAAGGTGGTGATGGTGGAACAATTATTTCCGAATTTAATGGTCCAGTAATCTTTAACAATAAAGTATCTTCAAACTCTGATGAAGGTATAGAATCTAATTCTTTATACCTACAAGGTGATGCGACAATATCTAGAAAGTATACTGTTGGTGTATCGCAACCAACTCTTGCTGGTAACCCTGGTGACATTACGTTTTATTCTGATCCATATCCTGGTGGTAGAATTGGTTGGGTCTATACTACCAATAATACTTGGCAAGAATTTGCTCCAATTTTAGATACAAATAATCGCGTTGTTGGAGTTTTCAGTGGTACATTTATCGGTGATGGATCTGGATTGACTAATGTATCTGATGTTTGGGTATTTGATGGAGTTGGAATTTCTACAACAGCTTATGTTGGTCTTGGAACAACTAGTGCAAAAGCTGGTTATGCTGTTTATGCTGGTGGATCAGTTTTATTTGAAGGGGCGACACAATTCAATACCCAATCTATGCTATGGAATGTCCCTAATGGTTTCTTAGTTAACACTGGTATTTCTACATTTAATCAGCAAGTAAATGTCAATACATTTAAGGCGATTGGTGTAAGTACATTTAGAAATAATGTTATAGTTACAACTAACCCAGAAACTACTGGTGATACTGAAGGTAATTACTTAAAATTTGTACAAAGTGATACAAATATAAATGCCGCTTATTATTATGGTGGAGTGCAATGGGAAGGAAATGACACTGGAAATAGTGGTATAAGAGGTTATATAAGAGGTGAATCTGAAGGAACAGCGGGACAATTTGCTATAACTTTTGGTACTCAAGGATCTGGTTCAAGTAATCCACAAGAAGCATTAAGAATTGATAGTAATAGAGATCTCAATGTTGTTAACAATTTAAATGTTGGTATCAACATTGTTGCTGTTGGTGAAATAACTGCCAATTCGGACGAGAGAATAAAAACCAACATCAAGACTATTGACAACGCACTTGAAAAAGTTCTTCAACTTCGTGGAGTTGAATATGATCGTATAGATACTCAAAAGCATCAAATCGGTGTCATTGCTCAGGAAGTTGAGAAGGTTCTACCAGATCTCGTTTTGGATGGTGAGAAAAAATCTGTTGCTTATGGTAACATGGTAGCAGTTCTTATCGAGGCAATCAAAGAGCAACAAAAACAAATTGATGCTCAAGGTAAGCAAATTGAGGAACTTTTAAAAAGACTTGATGGGTAATTGACCAGTTGATAAACTGTCACAAGGGGTCCCTAGGACCCCTTCTTTTTGCTGTATAATAACTTTATCGGCAATGAGTTCCATGTTCCAACTTCGTCCTCACCAAAAAGACGCTCTTGAAGCAATGCTCCGTTATCTCAAGGGTATCATTGTTGCTCCAACTGGTGCTGGCAAGAGCATTATTGCCATCTATGACGCCATCCGCCAGTTTGCACTTGGTAACCAGACTGTGGTAGTTGTTGCTCCTAGGTTGCTTCTCGCTCAGCAGTTGTGCTCCGAGTTCATGGAGCACATTACTGATGCTTCTGTGATGCATGTTCATTCTGCTAAAGACTGTAATTATTTTGCAACAACTAATCCTAATAAAATTGGTGATTGGTGTGAAAACACTCAGGGTAACAAACTGATCTTTACAACTTATAATTCTCTTCAGCGTATCGTTGATGCAGGTATTCATGTTAATGCTATCTATTTTGACGAAGCACACAATTCTGTCAAAAAGTCATTTTTTGATGGCACACGCATTCTATCTAAGTATGCTGATCGTTGCTATTTCTTTACTGCAACTCCGAAGTACTCTGCTACTCCAAAAAAGCCAGGAATGAATGACCATGAAGTTTATGGTAAGATCATCTTTAATGTTCCTGCTCCAGAGTTGATTGCAAATGGTTCTATCCTGCCTCCTAAGATTAATGCCATGAACATTGGATCTGCTCGGGAGAAGGATCAGAACACTGCTCAGAGGGATTGTATGACCCTTCTGGATACCATTCTGAATGAGGATCATATGGATAAGGTTCTTGTTGCTGCCCCCAACACCAAAGTTCTTATTCGCATGATTGCTGAGACTGATTTCATGACCGAAGTTCAGTCTTACGGTTATGATGTTCTTTGGATCACTGCTAAGTACGGTGCATTCATCAACAACACCAAAATTGGTCGTGAAGAGTTCTTTAACAAGATTTCTGACTTTGGTAAAGATCCCAACAAAAAGTTCATTGTTCTTCATTACTCCATCCTTAGTGAAGGTATTTCTGTGCCTGGTCTTACTTCTCTTGTTATGATGCGTCAGATGAACGTCATTGAAATGTGCCAATCTATTGGTCGAGTTATCCGTCTCCATCTGGATGACATCAAAGGTATCCAGAACGGACAAATTAAAGCAGGTGACCTTGATTCGTATACCAAATCTTTTGGTCTGATCCATGTCCCTGTTTACAGTAACACTGGTATTTCTACAGTGCGTCGTTTGCAATCTGTAGTTGATACTGTGTTTGTTGAAGGTCAACCTGCTATTTCGGTAATTAAACGATGAAAGAAGGATTTATTACAAAAGATGGGTACGCCGCTGTTCCTTTTGGAAACCAACTCATGGTCATTTACAATGGACAGCAGTTGAAAGTTTGTAGAACTGAAAATTCCGCTAGAAATTTCATCAAGGAACACTCTTCTAAACCTAAACCTGGAACTATTTTTATAAAATGAACATGAAAAAGGAAAAAACTAAGTTTGTTTGTGTGTCTCCTTTGACTATCAAAGCACGTAATCACTTTCATGCTGACATGGATAATCTCCATTCATGTCGCGTAAAAGATGAAAATCATGATAAAATGTATTTGGAATCGTTGAATAAAAAGCATTATTTCTGGATCAATAAAAAGGATGATAAAAATTGGAGGATTGAGAAATGAAAATTGTAGCATCTCCCGATACTTTGGTGACTATTACTGTAGATAAAGAGGGGTTGGAGACCATGATTAATGCGGCAACCGCTGCCATTACATCAATTAACGAATGGAATATGGGTGATGAGTATGATACTGATATCACTCCCTATCATGATCTTTTAACGGCACTTAGAGAAAAATATAAGAGTGTTTATGGAGAAATTCTATAGTAATTTTTTCATCTCTAATAATGAGATATTAAAATATTTCTCTACATTATTGGATGCACTTCAAAAAAATCCTCAAAAATACCGTGATGTGAGCAATCATTGTTTATCTTCAAATTGCTTTGCATCCAATAATCTTTTAAATTTAATTGATGATCATTCCTTTGTGAAAAATATTAACTTTATTTTGGAGGAGTGTCAAAAACATATTCCCAATAAAGTTGAATACTTTTATATCCACATGATTGATTATGAAAATGGTGGAGATATGCTTATTCATAAACACGATCATAATGAGGACTATTCATTTGTTTTTTATCTTAATGATTGTGTAGATGGATATACCACTTTGTATCTTGATAAACCAATTAGGGTTATGCCAGAAGAAGGTAAAATTTTAATATTTTCTTCTAATATTTACCATTCATCAACTTTTTCTAAAAAGAAAAAAATTTTTGTTGGTGGATTAAAAATATCTTGATAAATAAACGTAATTGACAGTAATTTATGACTGATGTAGACAAATGGAACCGAGGCTTGGATCTTTTTATTGAAAGTGTTCATAAACCAGATCATGAATTAAGACAGTGTGCCCATAATCAAAAATGTTTTCCTGAATTGATGTCTGTTCGTCAAAATGTGCTAGGATACTTAAAAACATTAAGAAAAGAATGAAATATAAAAATGAATAAAAAATATTTTAATATTATATGCAATTCTTATGTTGTGATTGCTGACGGTAAATACGAAGAAAATTCGATGTTAAGATATTTTGATTATAACTTAAAATTTGTAGCTTTAGATCCAACATTTAAAAATAAGTGTCTGTCAGAAACTAAAGTATGGAAAGAAAATTTATTTACTAAAAACATTGACCTAGCAGAAAAATATCTGTTAGGTCTTAATGTAATAGATGGAAAATTTTGTAATGTTGATGGTATAAGAAAAGAAGAAGTTTTTACCAAAGGATATACCCATATTGGAAAACCATTGCTTGAATATAATCAAGATATGTTCATATATCACAAAAATATTCAAGTAAATCTATGTACAATTGGAACTATTGGGCATATAAAAGCATTAGAAAATGGAAGCAGTAAAACTAGATTTTGGGAACCAGATCAGTTTTTATCATGTATAAAATCTTTAGAATTATTTTTGGAATAACATGTATTCTTCAAACTACGTTTTTTATCTAATATTATTTTTAATATGTGCATATTTAATTTTAACTGATAATAGTATATCTCAAGCATTCGTATATGTTTTCGATATCATTAAAAATAAACTCATAATGATGATATGGTGGGTAATAAATAATCCACGAAATCCAATTGTAAAATATTTGATGTGGAAAAGGTCAATGAAGTTAGCTGAAGAATTGATGAGAGAATATGAACAAAAATAATATTCTTGACAAATGCAAATATTTTTGATATAGTAACTTTACAAAAAACCAGTTATTCACACTCTTGGGAAATAGATATGGGAATGTTTGATTACTTCCGTTCATCGTATGATTTGGGTGAGCAATTTACAAATGTAGCGTGTCAAACCAAAGACATTGAAGATTGTATTGGTGGTACAATGACTTACTATTGGTTAGATCCCAATGGGGTTTTGTGGTATCCAAATTATACTGGCACTAACACATTTGAGATCATTCCTAAGGATGATCCTCGATATGATTCAAAGAAACTATTTTTAAATTATGAATGGGTTCCTACTGGTGAGCATGGTAAGTATGTACCGCATCATATTACCAAATATGTTGAAGTGTATCCAGAAAACTGGAAAGGATCATGGGAGGATTGGCCCAGGTTGCGTCTTCATTTTAGAAATGGAGTATTGCAAGATTTTGTAAATGTAAGTAGAGAGTAATAAATAACTTTAAAATTCATAGTGTATGATTAATATAAAGAATTTAGAATTTGAAGATAAATTAAAATTAGTAAATGATAAAAATGTAGAGGAAGAAGTTTTAAAGGATCTATCTAAAGATATTGATTATTCTATTAGGTGGAGGGTAGCTAGACATAAAAATACATCACCAAAAACTTTATCTTTATTGGCAAAAGATGAAATTTTTGACGTAAGGTATAACGTTGTTGATCATCCAAATATTCCATTATCTGTTCTTGAGAAATTATCTGATGATCCACACCCTGGAGTTAGATATAAAGCTGCGTCACATCCAAATGCAAGTCTTTTAATATTGTCAAAATTATCTAAAGATTCTAAAATTTGTGTAAGATATTGTGTTGCTGGGAATTTAAATACCTCCATCGAAGACCTTAAAAATCTTTGTAAAGATAATAGTCTTTTGGTAGCCGTAACAGCAAAAAAAAGTTTAAAATCTAAATATTATGAGTTTAGAGGGAGAATTTAACGTGATGGAAAATCAAGATAGAAAATTTAATATATTGAAAGCAATCAAACATGTTGAAGCTATTAGAGAAATTGTTGTTGGATGGGACAATGAACATTTTTTAAAAGTTCATTTGATTGATGTTAAAGGGGAACTTGAACGGCAATTATATGAGCATCTAAGATTCCCAGTAAAATATTATCAAGGAGATAAAGTTAAATTTATTGGTTGTTCTAAAGAACAAATCAAATGGGGAAATAATGATGATCCTAATTTAGGGTTACAATTAAATCAAATATATGAAATTGAAAATGTTGATACTCGTTCCCAACATACAAAATTGACATTGGTTGGAATTACTGGTATATTTAATAGTGTATGTTTTGAGAGAGTGTACAATGATTAAAACTCACACGCAAAAAGATGGGACTATTTGGGAATGGGAAGAAACGGAAGAATTGATTGAAATTTTAAAAAAATTAAATATCAATAAAACTAAACAAGAATAACATAATGGATCAAGAAGTATCTATTTCTGAATTAATTTTTAATTTTGATAAATGTCTTTCTGTTTTACAACACGAAGATATTTCTGATTTTGATGATCTAAAAATTATGAGGTTAAAATATTCTACAAAAGAAATAGATACTTCTTTACCTATAATAAGAGAATCGACAGAAATTTATTTAACAGTATTAAGTTGTTTATCTAACATTAAAAATTTTTTGATTAGTTTAGGTAAAAATGAAATAGATGAAGAAATATTGGAAAAATTATCAAAAAAATATCAAAAAATTTATATTTCAAAGTCTGGTAAAGATTGTTTACCTCCAGATGCTGATGGAATGGATAAGAGAGATGGTATATTTTTTGATGAATTTGAAGGATCTGTTTTTAGATATTATAATTTTTTGTCAACTGAACATAGAAATAAGACGAAGAAAAAAATTTTAAAGGGTGATTATACGATAGAAGAATTTTTGTTCATGGTAGAACTTAAATTAGATTATTATCTTGAAATAACGAAAAATAAACATAAAAATTTGAATTTATCTTCGTTCACTATATCTAAAATGAATAGTCAAGATGAAAAAATTCTTCATCTTTCTGAAAAAAATTTTGAATCAAAAATAACAATGATATATTTTTTAGAAAATATATCGAGAATATATGGAGTAATAATAGAGCAAAGAGGATCAGATGTTATACTTTTAGGGGATAAAAATTCAATGATTTTTTATGATTCTTCTATTAATTGTAGATTAGTTTATCCACCATTAGAAATATCTGAACATGTAACACATAAATACCCAAGATATATTATTAAATGCCATTTTAGTTAAAAAATGATACATAAATTTTATTCTAATACTGTTTATACTAAAACAGATTTGTTAGATAAGAAGACAAGACTTGAATTAATAGAAGAAATTGATGATCATTTGGATAATGTTAATAAGTATAATCAAAATGGGGAATATTTAGAACATGCTTTGGGATTAGGTAACAGAGAAATAAAAAATAGTGTCTGTTGGTTCAATCTTTTTAAAGCAATAAAAAAAGAATTAAAAAATTATTCTGAAGAAGTTGGTAATATAGAAATATCTAAAGTAGCGATGGGAGCATTTTGGGCTAATAGAATTAGATATTTGACACAAAAAACATATTACGAAAGATTTTATCCTAATTATCTAAATGTTCATGATCATAAACCAAGTGATTTTGGTATGATATATTATCTACAAAATTTATCTGAAATTTATGGAACAATTTGGTATCATGATGATAAAGAAATAATTACTTTGGGGAAAGAAAATTCTTTGGTATTTTGTAATACTGAAATGCTTCATAACCCAGTTCATCCTCCACCTGAAGTAACTATAAAATATCCAAGATATGTTATAGTTGCAGAATTTAAATATAGAAAAAAAATTTAAAGGATTTTGTTTATGAACATGGAAGTAAAAAATAAAATATTGCAAATTTTAACACGAATAGAAGATCGTAATCAAAAATTGAGAAAAAATGATATGGAATTTGTGTTAAGTTATTGTAAAAAATATAAGTCAGTAGATAATAATTTAAAAAAAGCAATGAATAAAAGATATATTACTATTAATGATTTTTATAATGATTTTGGATTTTCTTTAGACTGAAATTTATAAAATGAATTCCATTCAGCATAAATTCGATGATTATTATCGTATTTTAAATCTACACAAGTAAATCCAAAGTGTTCTGAAAATTTTAAATGTAAATCATAAGACCATGGAAAGAAGTCAATTTCTTCACATTGACTATTTTCATGGTCTTTTCTACCAGGATTGCATCTCCAATAGATTCTTCCACCAGGTTTAAGTAACTTTACTACCGAATTAATCTCTGATATAATCTTATCTCCAGATCCAAAATTGATGCTCCCCAGACAAAAGGCAACATCAAATTTTTGATCTGTTTTAAATTTATCTATAGTAACTTTATAATCTGCTTCATCAAATGCTGGATCTATTCCAATTAAGTTTTTTATTTTTCCTTTAAATGGGTTTGGACCACAACCAACATCCAAAACCCATTCATCTTCTTTAACTTTATTGATTAGATCCCAACCAGAATATAAGTATTGATCTAAATTACTAGTCCACTTTGTCGCAAAGTATTCATTCAGTTGTTCTTGTTTCATGAAATTGCCTAATAGAATATTTTTTACTGGAGTTCCTGGATCCCGTTGGAGTGGTATCGCCCAGACGTTAGAAACGATGTCTGATATGAATACCTCTGACCGTACTCCTGAGCGTGAATATGTTCATCATAGTTATACTGGACATAAAGGAGCGTATTTTGGACCTGGGATGGAATTTGAACCAATTCTCGATCCTGTTTATATTGATCAGGCATGGATTGAACCTCAAGGATGTAAACTTGTAAAAAGTCATGAATGGTCTTATTATCTAGGTGAAATTCGCCAAAAGTTTCCAAATGACTGGATATTAATGGTATATCGTCCTGATATGTCTAGTTATTCTTGGTGGCATGAAGCAGGTGGATTTCAAATTAAATATCCAAACTATACATCTTATCAAAATAGTGCTATAATGATGTCTGAGATTATGAAACAAAATTCTGAAATTTTGAAGTTTGGTAGTCTAAATAAATGCAAGTGGGAGTATTTTACTTCTTCTTGGATAACTGATAATTTTAATCAAGATATTCTGGTGAAAACCGTATTTGATGACATTCTAGTTACATTGATTAAATAATAAATAATAGTACAATTTAAAGGAGTATTTAAAAAATGCTGTCTGGAAAGGAATTTGTAAAAAAGATTAAAGAAGAAAACGCTGAGCTTTTTGAGCAGTCTCGCATTAACGTTCGTCGTTTCTTTGCTTCAAATCCAAGCAAAGAGCATATGGTTGAGCATTTCCGTGGTCGCATGGTGAATGAAGCAATGAACATGAAGGCGATTGCTGCTGAAGTTGCTTCTGCTCCTGCATCGATGGATGTAACTGAACTTGAGCTTCTTACTAAGCAAGCACAAGATGAAGCAAAGCACTTCCGTATGGTTAAGGAAGTTATTGAGCATATCTCTGGTGAAACTGTAGATGTTGACGCTGCATTTGCTGCAGAAGCATCTGCTCCACAGGCAAAGGGTGCTACTCTACTTGATAAGTATGGTGCATCAGAAGATCCTGCTGCTCTTGCTGCATATCAGCTTGTTGCTGAAGGTCGTGCAGAAGCAGTATGGAACGAAATGGCAGAGTGTGTATCAGATGATTTCATCTCTTCACGTTATGCTGCTATTGCTAAGGATGAAGGTTTCCATGCTAATATTGGTGGTTGGAAGCTTGAGAAACTTGTAGAAGGTGCTGCTGATCTTCAGGAGCGTATTCTTTCAATGGTCGCTCAAATGCGTTCTGATCTTCTTGAAATTAGTAATAAGAACACCGCTGTTCCTTTTGCTGCCATCTGATAATTGAATTTTTCATTATGACTTTTATTGGAACAAAGAAACAAAAAGATAAAACTCATATAATTAAATGGGTTAGTGCTTGCACAATACTAGTAGCAATGGTATTTCATGTGCTGGGACTAACCCCTTGGAATAGTATCCTACAACTAATCGGTGCATCTGGTTGGACTTATGTAGGATTTAAGTGGAAGGAACGTTCAATCATAATGAACTTCCTTCCACAATTTTTTATTATCATACCAGGATTAATTTACATGATGATAAAATAAAATGCAAAAAGGACAGAAAATGGTGAGAGTTGGATCTCACACCTGGGATAACCGAGTGGGTGTTTATGTCCCAGTTTATGAAGAAAACGTCGATTATGCCCCAGATGTGAGGGGTAATTTTAAATTATTTAAGCGTTCTTTTTACAATAGAGATTATCCTAACGTAATTTTAATATATTGGAAAAGTGGTGCTGGTGGATTATTTCTAGCAAATTGTTTATCATTAAGTAATAGAGTAATTTCTACATTTGAAACTCAAGAGGAAAAAATAGAGTTTTTAGAAAAATATATTGATGATCAGAATTTATTTTGGAATGATTGCTATCTCAATAATATAACAGCGGAAATACAATTTGATGAGAAGTGGCATAAAAACCGATATTTTATGGTTTATGACCATGATCCAAATAATATACCAAATCATTTAAAATTTTGGTCAAATTTAAATGTAATATATTTTAAGAATCCAGATTTATTTGTAAAAATGAGAAGGGTTCTTAAAAATTTTGGTGGAAATATTATTCATACTAGTTATGAAGAAGTTCTTCCAACTTGTGCATTATACCCAATACCAAGAACGTTTGAAGAATATTATTCATTATCAGTGGAAGAAAAAAAGAATATTCATAATTTTTATAAAAGCAATGAAGACTTTGGAAGTCAATGTTACTTAAACAATAAGAAACTTTTCTATGTTTGGGATACTAATTGGTATTTTTCAAAAAAATTAACTTTAAAATATGTTAAACATTTATATCAATGTTATCAGTTTGATGATTATAATGAAGAGTATATATCTAGATATTATGATAAATGGTTTTCAAAAATAAGAGAAATAAAAAGAAAACCTATTCCTAGAAACATATATGAAATATGTAAAAATGAGGAACTTTTTGATAGAACTATAATGTATCCAGAAGACTTGAACTCTTAATGAAAAAAATGGTAATCCTCACTGGACCACAAGGGTCTGGTAATCATCTTTGGTCTAAAATATTTTCACTTCATCCTAAAGTATTTGGGTGGAAGACACTTCTTGAAAATTATTGGGAAGCACATAGGTTTGCAGAACCATTCTGTGAATATTGGAAAGACCCATCAAAACTCAAAGACTTTGATTGGTCTACTCATGATTATTTTTTTACAAGTATTAGTGTCCCTCTTGGTATTCAAGAAACTAAATGGGAACCAGATATCATGAAATTTGTAACTGAAGTTGAAAAACTTGCAATTAAAACACAAGTTGTTGTAGTTGGTAGAGATCAAAACATTCTTAGACATCAACAAACTCGTCTTAGAAAGGAAAGTACTTTACCTTACTTTATGAAACAACTTCCTGAATTTCCTAATCCTATTTTTCTTAGTTATGAACTCTTATATCTTTACAAACAAGATTATTTGAAATCTTTGGATGTTGGTATTCCAGTTGCTTGGGATGATTTTAGAGTACCTGAAATATTATCTTGTGATCCTAACGATAAGTATATTCATAGTGTTGATGAATATTTTTTAGATAATTGTAATAAAACTGGTATCCCACTTAAATCAATATGAAAAAACTTGTAATCGTAACTGGACCACAAGGATCTGGAAACCATTTTTTTAGTAGAGTGTTCAGCACCCATCCTAAAGTTGGGGGGTGGAAAAGTCTTTTGGATAAGTATTGGGTTCCGAGTGATGAAGAATACTTTGCGAAGTATTGGGTTCATCCAGAAGAACTTACCGAAAAAGATTTTAATGGATATGATTATTGGTTAGCGAATGTGAGTTGTCCATTCTTTTATGATGGGGTAAGGTACATACCGAAAATTAAAGAGTTTGCTGAGAAGGTACAATCTTTTGGGATCGATGTTCAGATTTGCATCATTGTTAGAGACCAGAATATTAACTGCGAACAACAAAAAAGAGTTCGTAATGAGGTTACTTTACCAATAGCGATGCATTATTATCAGAATAATATTATTGGAAATGGATTTAATGTTCATTTTCTAGATAATGAAGCGTTCTTCTTACATAGACAATATTATTTGAAGTGGATAAGTGAATTGTTAGATTTTCCTGTTGATTGTAATAATCCAGATATTTTTAATTTTATAACAGAAGATCCCAATAAGAAATATGTTAAGTATGTTGATGAGTACTGGCTAGACAAACAGGTGTGGGATGGTGTACAATCAAAAAAGATACGAGGTATTGATGGTTAGTACAGAATTTCCTTATGAAAATTTTCGTTATCGTTTAGAATATAATGAAACTAAGGAAAAAAGAATTTGTTGGTTTGAATGTAAAGAACATCTGGACAAATATATTTCTAGACATAAATTAAAAAAGAAAGATATTAACGTTAAAACAAAATGATAACTTGGGGAATTTCATCAGAAAGTCATAATGCTGCACTCTCAGTATTCGTCAACGATACGTTAGTTTTTGCAAGTGAGAGTGAGAGATTTAGTGGCATTAAAAACGATGCTTATCTGAATGATGACATTATTAACTACGCACTAAAGTTTGGAAAACCAGAACTAGTTTGTTGGTATGAGAACCCATATAAGAAAACACTCAGGCAACTTCTTGCGGGACAAGGATGGATCCAAAACGTCAAGAAGTATGTTGATGTTCCAATCAAGTATTATGATCATCATTATACTCATGCTTGTGCTGGTTATTTCACCAGCAAGTTTGATGAATGTTGTGTGGTGGTTATTGACGCTATAGGTGAATTTCAAACACTTACAATTTGGGAAGCAAAGGGTGATAAATTAAAACTCAAGTTTCAACGTAGATATCCGAACAGTATCGGACTTTGGTACTCTGCAATGACCCAAAGGTGTGGATTAAAACCAAATGAAGAAGAATATATTCTCATGGGTATGTCTGCTTATGGGGATAAGACCCGTTATGAAGATGATATTTATGATGATTTTATAGGATTTAGGTCATTAACTTTTAGAAAAAATTTACATAAAGGATGTGTGGATTGGAGACCTGATATTAAGAATAACTTTGATATTGCTGCTGCAACTCAAAGCATTTATGAGACAATGTTTAGAGATATTATGCAAACTGCATCTAACATTGTTGATAGTAGAAATTTAGTTCTTATGGGTGGGTGTGCATTAAATTGTGTTGCAAATCCTATTGCATATTATTACTTTGATGATGTTTGGATTATGCCTGCACCTGGAGACAATGGATCTGCAATTGGTGCTGTACTTGCACACAAGAAAAAACATATTGATTGGCATGGACCTTACCTTGGATATAATATAAAACCACTTGCATCAAATGAAGAGATTGTTAATCATCTTTTAGAGTATAAATTATGTGGACTTGCAAGAGGTCGTGCAGAGTTTGGACCCAGAGCATTAGGTAATCGTAGTTTGCTTGCAGACCCTTGTGATCCTAATATTAAATCTATTGTTAATGATATAAAACAGAGACAACAATTTAGACCATTTGCCCCTGTAATTATGGAAGAATATGTGCATGATTACTTTAGAATGCCTACAAATTCTTCTCCTTACATGCAATATGCAGTAAGGTGTAAACAATCTAAAAAGTTTCCAGCAATTGTTCATGTAGATAAAACAAGCAGAGTTCAAACTGTAAATAAACGTCAGAACGCAGAACTTTATGATCTTTTAAAATTATGGTATGAAGAAACTGGTTGTCCTATGCTTTTGAATACTAGTTTAAATATTAAAGGAAAACCAATGGTTAATGATGAAAAGGATTGTAAAGATTGGGAAGAAACCTACAATGTAAAGGTATTTAATTGATGGATTATAAAGATAATTTTTTATATTTTCCTAATAGAACTTTTACCACATTTGACAATAAAAATTTCTACAACAATCCTAAAAATTTAGAATGGGATTTTGTTGGGACTGATAAACGCGATTTATATGAAAAAAATTTAAAAAAACAATCTAAAGATTGGTATTATAGAACTGCAAAAATTAAATATAATTTAAATTCCTTTGGATATAGAACTAAAGAATTTGATCAAATTGATTGGAAAAATTCTATAGTAATGTTTGGTTGTTCTCATGTTTTTGGTACTGGTGTGGAAGAACAATATAGTATTTCTTCCTTATTAGAAAAACTTATTGATATTCCTGTTATTAATTTGGCAGTTGATGGTGGTTCAAATCAAATAATGTTTCACAATTCATTAGTGTTGTCTGAATTATATCCCCCACCTAAAGCAATAGTTTACTTTTGGACTTCTTTTGGTAGATTTTTTATTTATTCTCATGATAAGATAGAATCTCATTATAGGAATGAAATTATGGAAAAACATAAAGATTCTTTTGGATATTCTAGTCCGTATAATTTAGCTATTTCTAATTTGATGTGGATTAAATATATGAGAAATCTTTGGAAAAATAAAACTGAAATTTATGAGTTGACATTTTTTAAACATGTAACTAAAATATTAAATAACGAATGTGAGCATGTAACATGTGATAATTTTGCAAGAGATTGTGGGCACCAAGGAATTTTTTCAAATATTGAAATATCCAAAAAATTAAAATCTAAAATAAAGTTATGACTGATAAAACATTAATTGACAATTATTTTTATGTTCAACGACAAAAATGGGGAACATGGAAATCTTATGATATTCAAGATAATCCTATAATGACTTCTTTGACAGAAGAACTTTGTATTAAGTCTACTCGTTGGTATCTAAAAGAAAAACAAGAGCAGCATAATAGTGGGGATTAATTTAAAATGAATATTAATAGATCTTTATTAGATATAATAAAGAAAGGAGATTTTCTTCCGATAAATCCAATTAATAGGGAAAAGTTTTTTTATAATAATCCAGAAGAAAAAAAATCCAATAATCCACATAATGTTTGGGATTTTGTTCATCCAGATGATTATCATCTATATAAAAGACATTTAAAAACTCAACCACATTATTGGTTTTATAGACATAATCCTATAAAATATACTGTTAATTCCAAAGGATATAGAACTAAAGAATTTGATCAAATTGATTGGAAAAATTCTATAGTAATGTTTGGTTGTTCTCATGTTTTTGGTATTGGTAATGATGATAAACATACTATACCTTATTACCTAGAAGAGATATGTGGAATACCAATTATCAATATGGGTATAAACGGATCTTCAATTCAAGCAGCTTTGCATAATTCTTTAATCACCAATAATAAATATGAAACTCCTAAAGCAATAATTTATTCCTGGACTTCAATTACTAGATATGCAACATATCAAAAATATAATGCTGCATATAATACATTATCAAGTTCAATGGATTATGAAGGTCTTCCTCTTATTGAATTGTTGAAAGGAAAGCAACTTAAAAGAGAATTTCACGATTTATATAATATACTTGGGATCAATATGTTATACGTGGATTTAATTCGTAATATGTGGAAAGATAAATGTCCAATTTATGAATTTTCTTTGTTTGCAAATACTGCTGATTATTTTGAATGTGATCTTTTCAGTGAGATACAAGATAAAGCAAGAGATCTGCATCATTATGGACCAAAAACAAATAAATTAATTGCGGAATTTATACATAATAAAATAAAGGACAAATTATGATTAAATTTATCAAATCTTTAATTAAAAAATATAAAGAACACGTTGAGTATAAAAAACTTGTTGAACAAATAAAGAAAGAAGATCCATTTATTTACAAATGACATATCATGTTTTAGATCCAACGACACCATGGTTTGAGTGGTTGTCTTATTGTGAATGTTGTGCTAGTCTTAATATTGAACCACGTCTTGGAAGATTTATGCGTTATCGTGAATATCTAAGAGAAGTTGGAATTTTGTAATTAGGAGAATAATAAATGGTTTTTAATATTACTCTTGTAAATTTTGAAGGGACTGAATATAAAATAACGGGAGAAAATGATACGTATATTATTGATTCTATAGAAAAATCTGGATATGCGATTCCCACTCTTTGCCGTGCTGGTGCTTGTGGTCGATGTGCATCAAAGATACTTGAAGGTAAAGTTGATAATTCAGAACAATCGTTTTTGACTGATGAACAGATAGAACAAGGATTTTCACAAATTTGTGTTGCATATCCATTATCAGACTGTAAAATTCTCGTTGACCAAGAGAGGTTTCTTTAAATCATGAATTTTTTATATTATTGGGACAGGATAAATTTAAAAATTAGTAGATTTTTTAAAATTAAAGATCCACTTGCTGAATATAAAATTTATTGTTATGATGAACAAGATGCAAAGTATTCATTAGTTGAAATTTTATATAATGTAGAAGAAAAGGTGAGACAATTGGAAGAAAAAGTTCAAAATCTTGAAATGGAAAATATTGCTACTACAAATGAACTTTATCGCCTTGAAAATTCTCTTGATGCTCGTATAGATATTATTGTAGATCGTTGTAGGATTGATTTCAATGTATGAATTGGACGATTTTGAAAAAGCACTTGCACATTTTGGATCACGAGTAGATATCATTGTCGCCCTTGAAATGGGAGGAAAATTAGATGCTGACACTGCTTACAAAAATATTAAAATTGAACTTAAAGAACTCAAAAGAATCAGAAAATCTATCAAAAAAGACAAGGATTTGTGATAAGTGTGGAGTTGAAAAATCTCTAACACGAGAAAACTTTGAAGTAGTGAAGTATTTTCGTGATGGATACTCCTATTATTGTAATGAATGTTCTTCTAATAGTACCAAGTCTAAATAACAATAAATAAGTAAATAACAGAGGAAATTTGAGATAAGATGGCAGTATTAACCGCAACTGGTATTACTTTTAGTGATGCCACATCATTATCATCTAGATATGGGGTTTTACCACAAAGCACCGTAGCAGTATTTTTTCAGGCAGCTGCACCAACTGGTTGGACCCAAAGTGCAACTCATAATGACAAAGCATTAAGAGTTGTTAGTGGTACTGGTGGTGGATTTGGTTCTGGTGGAACTTCTGGTGCTGGAGGAATTGCTTTTAGTTCAGCATTCCCAGCAGTGGCAAAACCAATTTCAGTTC